CCACACACGCTGGCGCGTCGTCGGCATGCGAGCGATTTCACCGTCATCTCCCACGACGTAGTCCCCGGTCAGATAGTCGAGAAACCTGGCGTCCTCCGGGGCGTCCGGGGCGTCATTGACGTCGACCGGCGAGCTGTATCCGCTCGGGTAGAAGCCGGCTGGCTGTAGAGAAACGATGGTCATAGTAATAGATCGAGACCCCGGGAGTAGGAGGGGAGGCGCTGCTCCCGGGGCTCGAAGTGTTTCAGCGTCGGTCGAGAGGGCAGGGGAGAATCAAACTGAGAAGCTTCAGCACCGGCAGCGCGAGCGTGGGAATCGGGATCGTCAATGTCGGAAGCTTGAGCTTCAGCGGGAAACCGGGAATGCTCACTGAAAACGACGGGAGCGAAGGAAGCGAAGGAAGCGCCAGCGACAGGAGGAACGAGAGAAGCGGAAGCCGCAGCTTGATCGGGAACCCTGGGATCTTAATTTCGAAGATCGGTATGGATGGGATCTCGGGCAGCGACAGCCCGAGAATAGCCAGGATCAGCAGCGGGATCCGGAATGCGCAGTTGCTCATCACTTGCCATAGAAGACACCGAGCGCCGGAGCTGCGGGCATCCCAGCTAGCCCCATTGGCGCCGATGGCGTTCGCCCGCCGAGCACGATGGTCCCGGTAATAGCGACGATCCCGTTCTTCAGCTGAATCGAGGCCTTGCCGGTTTCGTCTGTCATCACCCGGCCGTTGGCCTCCGACATCTCGTCGACATGGCCGAATGCTGCCGTGGTGATTTTCTTGTTCTTGCGATCGATGATGATAGCGACGTCGTCTTCGACGACGAGCGCGATCAGCTGATCCTTGAACAGGATGCGCGCGTTGTACCCTTCTCCGGTCGAGAACACCGCGGTCTCCCCAGGTCCGAGCTCGTAGTACGTCTGAGTTGTCCGCGCGTCGACTGCGCCCACCACAACACCGTCCTGCCCCGGGGCATCATCGAGCAGCACCCCTTGGGCGGACCCGTTGCCGTTCGCCGGGGCAGGGACTGCTGCGAAGCCAAGCGCAAAGAGCATGTTGACGGATCCGTAGTCCGGAGGCTCTCCACCCTCGGGTTCGGAGCCCTTGCAGACGGCCGTCACCATGCCGGTCTTGGGGTCCAGCTTCGCGGATGAGATTTCGACGATGTCCGTCACAGGATGATGCTCCCTGGCCTGATGAGCTGGAGATTCGTCATCGGCGAGCTTCCCTTGCTGTGCTCGACCGTGCGCTCCAGCACCCATAGGTTTTCATCGACGTCCTCGATCTCGTCGTGAACCGTGGCCATAACGTCGACGCCGTAGATCGCCCCGGAGTCCAGATTGACGACGCCCTGCAGTTTGCAGTCGTACATCATGGTTTTCCGGAGCCGCTCGCTCAGCATGCGGCGCAGTCCGCGCTCCAACTGCTCGACTGTCTTGCTTTCCTTGTCCGAGTAGTAGAGCGGGCGATAGCACGGCGCCGGGGAGTCGTAGATCGTCGTCGGGCCGCCCTTCTTTGGGTTGTACAGCTCCTCGACAACCGCTACCCCGCTGTTAGGCCCGGTGATGGTGAACTGGATCTCCGTGTTCTTGTAGAGCTCACTCGGGCTGCCAGCGCTGAACGTGGGGAGGGTTTTCGACAGCCCGCCAGCGGCGCTACCGGTTGCGATACCTCGGCCCTTGGCGGCCGTCACCGTGGGCACGTCTGACCAGTCCAGTTTCGCTACCCCGCTCAGGATGTTGCCCGGTCGGCTCAGGCGGAACAGCGGGGACTGCTGGTACTCGGGTTCGCAGAGGCAGATTTCGTTTCGTCGCGTGCTCGGCTGAATCGTTGCCCCATGGCGCGCCGCCAGATTGTTGGCCCACTCGAACGCACCGTCGCTGTCCTGCGGCTTCCAGTCCTCGATCTTGATGGCAAGGAAGTCCCTCGCCGGCTTGCCCGTGTAGGGATTCTTGCCGGTCACCGCATTGCGGAGCGCATCGAAGTTACCTACTGAGACGTCCACGCCCCATGGCTTGAACGCCACCAGCAGCGCCTGCACGAGGCTCTCGCCTTTCTTTACCCGCACCGCGGGGTCGATCCCGGAGTCAACGAGGTCCGCCAGGTAGTCGCGACCGTACACGCGAAGCGACTTGTCCCCTTCTCCGGTACCCTCTCTTCCGAAGATGCGGCCCAGTAGCTGCAGGTGCCCATCAATGTAGAGCTTGACCGGGCGCCACGGGCGAAACGTGCGACGCAACTGACGCGGGTCCTTGTGGTCGTATACCACCACTTCCCAGGCGTCAGTCGGGGTGAGGAAGTTCGAATTGATGCGGTAGGACTCGATGTTGTCGAACGTCCCGACACCCTCGACCTCGATCGTCGGCTTGCTGTCGAGGCTCATCGATTGACCCGCACGTATTCGCCGCGCTTGACCGTGCTCTTGCGCTTCAACGCCGGGTTCAGGTTGATGAGAGCTCCGACGCTCATCTTGTGGAAAGCCGCGAGCGCAATGATGCCGATCTCCATTTGGTTGATGACGATCTTCGTCGGGTTCGGCGGAGTCGTGGCCGTCTCGTTGAGACGGTACGCGGCCACGGCTAGGCGGCGCGCGTTGCGCCGTAGCGGTTGGTTGTCAGGGTTCTTGAGCGAGTCGACTCGCTTGTCGAGCTGCTCCATCTGCGAGGACAGGCGCGCCATGTTGGCGATGACCCTCGACTTCGCTACCTCGAGCTGGTCACCGATCCCGCGGATGGCGTCGAAAAGCGGAAGCGTTGGCTCGGGAGGCTCCTCCTGCTTGTAGTCCACCTTCGTGGACTCGCGGTCGAAGAATCCGGCCATTCCCTGGGCGCCCTCAAGCGACTCGATCGCCAGGACCGCGGGAGCCTCCGCCGCTTCCTCCGGCGCGTAGACGAACTCGACCTGGACGTCGACACCGTCCCTCCGGTTGACATCCAGCGTCTCGGACAGGCTCGCGCACTTGGCCTGCAACTCCCCGTGCACCGGGTCCACCAGCGTCCCCACGGAGCGGTCCAGGCACGCTCGCAGGAAGTCGGGATAGGCGGTCGTGAACCAGTTGGTCCATGGGCCCTTCGCCAGGTCCTCACGGGCAGGAATCGTGAACGAGTACGTCGGGTTCTCGCGCCCCAGGCTGTCGATCAGCTCATCATCCCGGAAGACGTACCGGTGGCGCGCAAACTCCTGCCGGAAGCCGTACTGCCGTCCAGCGCACGGGAAGCCGAGTCCCCGCCATGAGGCGATGGTCAGTCTGGCGAGAATGTCGGTCATGGGCTAGGATGATCGGCTGGAGGCAAAAGAATGACGGAAGACGAGCAGAGGGAGATCTTGGCGAGACACATGCAAGCGTTGCAGTCCACTGTCGATCGTAAGATGAAGACTGAACTTTGTGCCGAGTTCGCCAAGTACCTCATCCAGTCCGATCCAGGGTTTCGTGGTGACGATACGGAGACAGACCAGGATGACTGAAGACGAGCAGAGGAGGATTCTGGAGCTGTACCGGAAGGCGTTGCAGTCCACTGTCCACCGAGAGAAAGAGCTGCCTGGACTCGACGCCTTTCGTGGCACGATGCTCGTGCGGGCCGACGGAACCGAGTATCACTACGACGACGAGTGGTGCAGGGCAGAAGATGCTCGAGGTATGGGAGAAAGGCTCCGCCAGTTTCTCGACGCACTGGACAGGCTGGACGTGGTCAGCGGTGACGAGACGGAGCCCGATCGGATGTACGTTGACGCCCACGCTGCGGCCATGGCTCTGGCCATGCCCAACGCGATCACGGAATTGGCGCGGCTCGAACTTCAACTCTCCGAAGCGGAGGCACTGGCGACAGGATGTAATATGCCGGACAGCAACACTACCGCTGAATCGCTTGAGCACGACCTGGAGTACATCATGGACGGGGACGGGGAAGAGTCGTACATCTGTATTGTGTGCGGCGGAGATCCGTTCAAAGGGTCCTGTTCTGGTCGTGGCGGGCGCATTGAAGAGGATGACGACGAATGATCCGCCTCCTTTGCCTCGCTCGCCTGCGGGCAGCTTCGGTCATCTTCGGCTCACCCGCCCCGATTGACGATCGGTGAGTTCCGCTTCGGTGAGTCAGCGCCGGGAGTTCCGCCGCCGCCGGCAACTGCCGCACGCTGAGCCTGGGCCGCCGCTTGTGCTTCCTGTGCTGCCCTCAGTTGGGCCTCGATGACAGGGCGTAGCAACTCCTGCATCTTCGCCAGGTCTGCCAGCGCCTGCTGGTTTCCTCCCTGCTTGGCCTGGGCCTCCCGGACATCGAGGAACCCAGGGCCGGTTCCGAGAATCGAGTTCTTGAGCGTCTCCCAGAGGCCCTGTGTGGCGGCCGCGTTGGTGCTCTTGAGACCCTCAACGGTTCCGGTAGCACCTTCGAGCAGGCTCTTCGCGGCAACCGGCGACACCGCTGTTGGCTCTGGAGTACCCGCTGAGATCGCTCCGGACTCGATACCTGATCGCCATTCGCGCCGGCGGCGTTGGATGTCGACCTGCGCGTTGGCGATGTCAGCGCCTCGTTGCGCCCCTTCGACAGCAGCACCACTCGTGCCCCTGTCTTTCGCGTCGAAGATGAAATCGATCAGGCTGCGTCCGGCGAAGTAGAACGTCGCGCCTGCAACCGTGATGGCACCGAGCTTTCCCATCATGGACATCTGACCGGTGATGAGCCCCTCGATGGATTTCTTGACCGCAGCACCGATGCCAGCGGTCGCCAGGTCAGCGCCGACCTTCGTCGCAATGATAGCGGCAACGCCATGAAATGGGTTCTCAACGGCCCAGCTGCCGATCTCCGCGATCTTCTGAGTCGCATCGGCAGCCGCCGGAATCAGGTCCTTGAGCTTTGGCGTGATCTCTTCCAGTACCGGGATGAGCCTCGTGCCAACCTCTCGGTTGAAGGACTTCGTGACCTCCATCAGCTTGATGTCTGGGTCCTCAAGCCTGCTCTGGTAGCGCTCCTGGATGACCTGTGTCCCGGTCTGGACGTTCAGGTACTTTGAGAACTCGGCGCGCACCGCCGCCTCTCCACCACCCTTCTTCTTGGTCTCAGCATCCGCGTAGATCTGCTGGTATCCACGAACCGCTCGGATGGACCGCTCATTGAACATCTTTCCGAGTTTCTCTGGATCACCTTTCGTCTTCTTCAGAAATTCGACAACGATCTCTTCCTGGGGACGAAGCTTCTTCGGACCCGGCCCCTTCGTCCAGACGTCCACGCCAAGCGCCTTGAACTGTACTGACTTCTCCGATAGCTCGGACGCGAATCGCTCCAGGCTCGTAATAGCCTCGGCAGCTGAACTTGCTCCGCCAATTGCCCGAGTCGTCTGGGCCATGGCGCCCATGACTTTCAGTGATCGCTCTGCTCCACCCGAGAACTGCTGGCTCGACGCGGCTAGCCCAGCCATCTCGGTGGCCAGCATCTTGACCTCGACCGCTCCGACAGCCCCCTGGGCGGAAATGGTGCGCATGACGCTGTCAAGCGCCTTCATGCGAGCGGTCGGGTCCTTGATGTCGAGCGCCAGCGTGTTCAGCGCGTTGCCGGCGGCGGCGGTCATGTCGGCCAGGTCCGTCCCGGTTGCGATCGACACCTTGGCAAGCTGGGGCAGCATCTTCATCCCGCCGGCCAGGTCACCTGTGAGTCCTTGCCACTGCTCCAGGGCCGCCAACGCATCCGGAGCCGTCACTCCCTTGACGCCCTGGGCCGTCGCCAAGATCTCGCCCTTGCGCTTGGGCATCCCGGCCTGGTTGGCGAGCGACGACGCTTGGGCCCCGAGCTGGAGCTGCGACTGGACCGCGTTGACCCCGGCGAATCCGCCCCCGAGCGCCAGAATTCCTCCGCCGACTCGCGCGACGTCGCCGACGGCCCCTGAAACCGAGCGCCCCAGGAAGCCCGTCACGCGCCCAGCGGTCCGCTCGGCCCCAGGCTCCCGCCCAATGCGCCGCCGGGTGAGCACTGAGACCTCCCGATGCTTCTCCGCCTCGATGTTCCTGAGCTTCGCCCGGTGAGCGGTCGCGTCGTGAGCTCGCTGAACGCTGGCCGCGTCCTTGATGGTCTGGATCCGTCGCCGCCCCTCGGCATCGATGTCCCGGAGCCTCCGCTGGTGCCCCGCACGCTCCGCCGCTGAGCCCGCGACGCCCCTGGCCTGCCCAGGCAGTCTGCCCGCCATCGGCGCGCCTGGAGCCCGCCCAGAGCGCTCCGCTGCCATGGCCTCGCGCTTCACCTGCGCGAGCGTCCGCGCCCAGGTACGTGTGTAGCGGTTAGCCGACCGCGTGGCCGAGGCCTGCTGTTCCTGCTCCACGGATCGGAAGACCCGCTTCAACTGGCCGATGCCGGTGGCTTCGATCTGGTACTGGAGTCGCATCTAGGCCGGTGTGTCCCAGTTCAAAATCGGCCCCATTCGAGCCTCGCTCCCAAGCACATCGACTGTCGCATAACTCCGAACGAGTCCCTGAACCCAACTGAACATGAACTGGTGCCGACCGTCGTCGAGGCAACGAACCTCTTCGAGCCGAGTATCCGATCTCTCACCAAGTTCACGTCTCGCGTGCGCAAGAGCCGGCCCGAGTCCCTGAACTCTAGCGAGGGGTGTGCTCATTGCCTGTCGGCCTTCGGCTGGGGATCCGAAACCTCGCATGCCAGAACGCGTACTGGCCCTGGACATTTTGGCCGATGGTCGCCGTCAGGAGCTCGATGTTGCCCACGCACAGTTCATCGCCGGCCTCGTCCACTACCATCAGGCCGATCCGGCTCCCCGCCTCTCTCGTCAGCCACGACAGTTCCGATTCCCTGCCCTGCACGAACACCCCGCGCACCACCAAGACGTCGTGCGGCTGACGCTTCACGATTGCGATGTTCGTCAAGAGCCGCTGTTTCCTTCCCTCGATGAACAGGCTCAATTGCTTCCCTTCGCTGATCATTTCCTTCCTCCCTTGCTCCTCTGCTTCATCCGCTTACCGCGCTGCAGCGCCTCTGATTGCGTCAACAGCTTGTCGGTTGGAAGCGGCTCCTCGTCGGATGTCGAGAACGCGGCAGGCAGCTCGGTAAAGGAGCCAGTGCCAGTCGGTGAGCTCTGCGGCGCGGACTCGGAAGAATCTGGCAACATCGAGACAGGACGCCCCACTTCGTCCCGTAGCGACTTGACCTCCCGGGCCAACACCAAAATAAGGGTGGCCCAAAGACTCGAGTCCAGCACAGATAAAAAATACTCACCGAGCAGCGCATCGGAAAGGCGCGCTGTCCAGGTGTCGATCTCGTCCTCGGTGAATCCCTCGATCTGCCCGTACTTCGCCCGCACGATGGCGATCATGTTGAGCACCTGGGCGATCTCCGGCTCGGTGAAGCTCGAACGCAGGTGCTCCGGACTCGTGAACATCCGCAGGTAGCAGCGGGTCCCGTCGCGCCGTTCGTGCTCGTCCACCTGGACCATCGAACGCCATACGACTTCGACGGCCTTGGCCTCCTCATAGATGTCGCGGTGCTCGCCCGGGACCTCCCCGAGCTGCTTCGCATACCGCTGGGCAGCCGCAAGCGCCTCGTGAGTCTCGGTGAGCGGGAGGAGCTTGACCCGGACATTCTTCTCCACGAGCTCGGGTTTCTGCCCGAGCTTCGGGGACTCCCATCGCTTGAACGCAAAAACCTCGGAGGGGCCGGGCGTCATGAACGCGCGGACCGCCTCCGAGGGCTCGACTGTGGGTGCTGACTTCTTGTCCGACATGGCGCCTCCGACCAGTCAGTTCGTGCTGTAGCGTCTACTGAAGCTTCTGGATCTCTCCGATGAACGTCGCTGTCGCTTCGGTGCTGGCGTTCGTCGACTGACTGATCCCAACCGTGTCGAAGTATCCCTGCGTGATGAGGGACTTGGTACCGAGCGGGATCTGGATCTCGTGGTAGCTACCCTCTGCGCAGTAGTCGAAGAGCGGAGTTTCCAGACCGCCGATCTCCACCGCCCAGTTGCCGGTGATTTGAATGTCGCCAGAGCCAGGCGTCTTTCCGGCGAAGCCCTCGAGCGTGTCGACACGCTGCGCCCCGCCGTTCATGTTCGCCTGCCACTGCGTGGCCTTGAGCTGGAAGACGCCGTCGATCAGGCCCTTGAGAGCCAGGTGGTCATTCAGTGCCATGTGTCAGTGTCCTCCGGTCAGCTCGGGGTGGTTTCGGCGAGGAGCCAGCTGGCTTGATGCCTCTGGTCGCAGGTGCGACCCGAGCTGCTGCCCTGGGTGCGGCTCACGTTGTTCGGGTCAATGATGACGTCCGTCGCCTCCACCCACTCGTCGATCCGCTGGATCTTCCCAGCGTTGTACGCGGGCGTAATGATGTTGGAGATCAGCCAGCTCTTGTAGCGGCTCGGTGTGACGGTGCGTGCCGGGATCTTCTGGTTGGTGTTGACGGTCACGCCGTCGGCCAAGTACTCGTCATCCCGAAGGTGAAAGTTCGAGTAAGTGAGTTGGTCGCGGAGAACCCAGGTGTCCGCCATCTCGTCCAGCACGCTGATCCGATGCGACTCGGTTGCCCGGAAGTCATCGATCGTTCCGGCTGCGTTCTTCGACCGCGTCGTGACGTGCATGGTCAGCGCCGACCGAGCCTGATTCGACTCGACGCAACAGATCCCGTCCGTGACGGCGTCGTTCTTGTCGTCAGAATCCGGCCAGTCCGCATTGGCGTACGCCGGTCGGATGAACCAGTCGGTTCCGCTATAGCCGTCGAAGTTGTAGTGCGTCTCGACGGCTTCGCGCTTCTGCGTGATGGCCATGAGATTGCCAGCCAGGCCTGCCGGATCGTGGTCGGAGTTCTTCTGCCAGATCAGGTGAAAGCGCTCGCTGTTGAGGGCCAGCACGATCGTCGTCGTGGCGCCGAGCGTCCCGACCGCGCCGCCGAAGCCTCGAGTACGAAGACCCGGGTTCGGCTCGCTCTTGGTCGCGATGTGGGATAGGGCGCTGACTAGGTCGGCCTGAATCGCGCTGGTGAAGCACATGTAGTAGCGACGAGTCGCCGTGAAGGTGGCGAGCGCAGCGACGAGCAGCGAGTTCTCCGTAACCGCTCCGTCAGCCGCCACGATGTTCGAGCCTCCCGCGGCGCCGATTGTCGCAGCCGATACGGTGCATCCGACTCCCATGCCGGGCGTCACGCTGATCACGCGCAGTCGGTAGATTCCGTTTTGTGAAGCTCCAGCAATGGGGGCTGTCCCCGTGACGGTGCCAGTTGCGTTGTTCCACGTCGCCGGTGCATGTGCGATTCCATTGAGCTTTGCTTCCAGAAGCTCGCCGATATCGGTGGCAGCATTCCCCGACACGAAGTTTACCGACGTGACGGTGTCGTAGAACTGGACGACGATCTGACCGGTCCCCGTGGCAGGACCGGTAACGACGAATGCGCTGGTCGCCGACGTAGCCCCAGCTCCGGAGCTCGGGGCATGAGCGAGGTAGTACAGATTCCGGCATCCGCCCTTGAGTGCCATCCTGAGCGCCTGATAGGCGGGCCCGCGGATCCCCGCGTAGGTCTCCGCGTCGGACTCGGTGCGGATGCGGTACTCGGTGTTGGCCACCGTGCCCGCCGATGCGGCTGCTGCCGTGTAGGGACCAACGACCGCAGCGTCGCGGAACGCGGCCGCCGCACTCGATGCTCCCTGTCCGAGCAGCACCTCGACGGCGCTGAATGGGGCGCGGTAGCTGGAAGGGTACCCGGTGATGTCGAAGCCAGCCATCAGCTCTGCACCTCACTCTTGGCGCCCTTGGGCGCGACCTTGGTTTGACCGGTGAAGGGCACGCCGCAGGCGCGCGCCGTCTCGGCGTCCGCCGGAATCAGCGGTGGGTCCTGGGCGTCCACGAGGAACTTCCTCAGAATCCGCTGCCCCTCTCGCGAGGTAGACTCGATCTCGGTCGGAGTGTCCAAGATCTCATTCCTGATCTCCGTGCCGTTGACCTTGAGCTTTCGCCCCACGTACCGCGGCAGATCGCCAGCGACACTCGGCCCCGGCAGCCTGCAGAAATGACCGGGCTTCGCGTAGAATCTGAGCTTCATTCGTGCCTCGTTGGTGGGGCAGCGCCCCGGCTAGAATCGTGTTGCTAGCTCCGCCATGCGGCGGGCCAGGTAGTCGCCCTCGACGCGGTACGCGGAGCGCCAAGCGCGGTAGGCGAACTTGTAGGGGCGGTTCCCAGGGTGGTTCACCTTCGCGAAGAACCGCAGCTCGCCGTGCCAGATGAATCGAAGGGCTCTGGCTCGCCTCGGGCGAATGATGTGCGGTCGCGACCCCTTGTCGATTGGGTTTGCGTAGGGGACGTCGTTGTAGAGGTTGAGAAGACGCCCGCTGCTCAGCCGCTTGACGCCGTACCGCTGTCCGCGCTGCAGCCTACCGGTGCGCGGCTTGAACTTCGGGTATCTCTGGACGTGATCGATGGAGTGCTTCCCGGCGACTTCTGACGCGGCATCGAGCATCCGCTCGTTCTGCGCGAGGAAGTGATCGTGCCTCTGTCGCACCTCCGTCAGGTTGACGAGGCGCGCGAGAAACACCTCAGGTCACCAGCACCCACTTGACGCCGTTGTACGTCATCGTGAGGTAGCCAGAATTCGTGGAGATGACCTGCGAAGCGGCGCCGTTGATCAGTTTGCCGTTGCCAGCGACCGTGATGTTTCGTGTAGTGGCCTGGGCGTCCCCGTCGATCACACGCACGACCTGCCCCGTCGTTGGCGACGCTGGCAACGTGACGGTGACTGCCGTGGTGTTCCCGGTGACGAACACCTGAAGGCTTCGCCCATCGATCGTGGTGCTGGCTGCGACGTTGATGAGCAACTCGAACTCCTGCAGAACGAACGTGTTCTGAGTGACCAATTCGTCGATCAGCGGATTGGCGCCGTCGGGATCGTCGCCGATGACGGTCCCCGTACCGAGCTCCGCATTGACGCCCTCGTAGTCGTTGTCCCGCGTGTCTCCGTCGGTGAACGACTCGATCTCGGCGGCGAGCACGTCAAGGCTCACGGCCCAGTAGAGCGTTTCCTGGTCGGAGAACTTCGCGGGCCCGCGCCGGATGCTGTTCGGAGCAATCTTGCAGTTCGACCAATTCGCTGTGCCCATGCCTGGCCCCAGGACCAGTTTGGGCTGCGTGGCGTGCCCCGGGGTCACCGCGTAAGCCATGTGCCCGCCGCGGTCGATCGTCAGCAGCATCACCTTCAAGGCCGCCGCCAGAAAGTCGAGCATCTTTCGGCGGTCGCCGGACGTCAGTGGTCCGAGGATGTAGTCGACCGCGAAGGTCCGGGTCAGCTGGTTCTGACCGCTGTCGATCTCGTCCCAAGACCCTTCACCAGTCCAGTACACGGCCAGCAGCGGAAAACTCTGCTCGGTCGTCTGGAGGATGTGCGAGTCGGGCTCGTCGGGCAGCGTGTCGGCGACCGGGGTCGTCCCTGACAGGCTGCTTCCAACCGATGCGTCTGTCCACCGCGCCGCCAGCTCATCGTTCAGCGCGGCCGCCAGCAGGGCCAGGAGGATGTCGCGGCCCGGCTCGAGAGAGCCCGCCGTTGTCTCGTTGGTGTCGGCAAGCGGGAACGCTGTGCCGCCGACTCCTCGGTAAATGCTGTTGGCGGTCATGATGGCCAGGACAGCGGAGTCCAATACGGAGAATCTGCGCCCCAAGCCGTACCGTCCGGGTCTCGCGGACAGCTTGGCTTCCGTGGTTCCGGGTCCGGCTCCGGCTCTCGGTCGACCTTCCCGTCACCGATTTCACAGTCCGGACTCGTCCAGGTACTCATTCCAGCGGCGCCGCCCGGACGGTGTAGTGGAGCGCGAAGTCCTTGGAGACGTCCACGATCCGGAGCTTCGTCGTCCCGCCGGGGCCAACGACCTTGACCCAGCGCTCCTGGGCGGCTGTGAGCGTCCCCTCGAGCGTCGCGATGGCTACCCCTCCCCCCGTATGTGCCGGAGTCAGGGGGCCGATTTGGACGGTGTCCGAGGGTAGATTCTCGACCGCGATGGTCTCGCCCGAAAGCGACCTGAACTTCGGTGGCTGACCACCTTCGGTGAGCTCAGTCTCAGCGTCCGAGGACGTCCCCTCTCCGACGCTAGCCCCCGTCCATGTCCGGACGACGACGTAGCTGCGGTGTGGGCGGAGGCCGCGAGCACCAGGGATCGACCGGATTGCGGCGATGGCCGGCAGGAGATCAGATGCGAATGTCACCGGGAGCCCTTGGCAAGAACACCTGGGCTCCGAGGTGTTTCAGCACCACGCCCATGTGCATCCAGATCTCTCCGCCAATCGCGGTCCAGCGTCTGCAGAACGCCACATCTTCACCGTCGTAGCTCCCCCCGGGCTCGTAGAGCGAGGCCCAGAGCGCCGTAACGCGGCCCTGGTACGTCTCATACATCATGCTCGAGTAGTGGTCGGCCATGGCCACGATGGCCTGCCTGGCAATCAGCAGAAAACCTCCCGGGACATAGACGCAACGGGCCAGGTCTCCGTCTGTTTGCCCCGAGAACTCGGCTGGTATCTCCCGCTCCTCCGTCTTCTTGCAGTAGACGCCCGAGACGAACCACTTGTCGGCTGCCAGGAGCTTCTGCAGATCCTTCGCCCTCCAGCCAATGTCCGAATCCAAACAGAGCATGTGGGAACATCCAGAATCCAAGAATCGCTTGGTCAGAATGTCGCGGTTTCGTGGGAGAAATGACCCGCGTTCGCCGTCGACTCGGATGCTTCCAGGAAGCTCAATGAGCGCCTGCATGCACCCGGCAGCACACTCCATGTGGACCTTGCCGTCGATGCTCGGAATGGCGACGAAGATGGTCGGATTAGCCAAGCGAGATTTCCCCGCCGCTACCTACCTGGAATCCTTCACGAGACCACGAGTCCCCTCGGTAGCCGCGTGTACCGAACGCATCGCCCTGGAGCGGGAACCCGAAGATGATCGAAAGCCTGCTGGCCCAGAGCCGTCCGTATGCTCTGGATTCCGAAACCTGCGATGAACCCTCGGATGCCGGGAAGAATTCGATCTCGTCGACCTTCTTAACCCCGGCCGCCGTCAGAACGCTGTTCACCTTCGCGTCAGCAGTGGCCAAGTTTGCCAGAAGAGTGACCACTTCTGCCTGCGTGTCCGCTCGAGTCCCGATCACATTGATCGCGCTCTCGAGACGAGCGTCATTCATCTGGAAGACGTCTGGGACCCCGAGAAACAGCCGGATCTTGACCTTTTGAGCCTCGGTGAATGCCATGTCACTTCCGGTTCTGCTGTTGGATCTTCTGCGCCCGATGCTTCTCCAGATCGGCCAACTTCCCAGCCATCTCCTCGAGTTTGAGTTCGATTGCAGCCCTCTCGTCCGCAGATCGGGTCAGTCTGGTCTCCGCCTCGTTGAGCTTGGCCACCAGGGCATTGGCGCGCTCGGTAGCGGTCGTCAGTTGGCGCTTGGCCTTCTCGGCCTCCTGCTGTGCCGACACCGCTACCGCTTGGGCCTCTTCGAGCTGGCCTTTCAGGACACGGACCTCGTCCGCACGCGCCGTGTCCTGAGCAGCCCTTGCACGCGCAGACGCCTTGCTTTCAGCTGGCACCGGGCTCTGCCCCAGCGGAAGGGTCCGCTTGGCGCACAGCTCGACCCATTCGTCTGGAACATCGACGGTCCCCCACGGCTCGCAAACGAACTCGCGAGACCCCATCGACCAACTGAGGCGATTCGACGTCTGGTTGTGCAAGATCATGGGTTGACCAAGGTGATCATGGATCCCAGCGGCGCCGTGGTGATGTGGGCATTTACGTCGCCCTTCACCTCATTCGCCAACGTGATCGCCGTTGCCGAGTCGGTGGCGTTGGCGTTCGTGACGGTGTTGGTGCTGTCGTTGTTGAAGTGCACGTTCGCGGCAGTGATGTGCGCCGTGTATTTGCCCTTCAGGTCGTTGACCAACGCTACCGCCGTGGTTTCGTCGGTCGCGTTGGCGACTGTGATAGCCGCGCTGGTAGCAGTGTCGTGCGCCACCGAATCCGCAAAGTGCTTGTCCACCTTCACCTTGATGGCGTTGACTAGCACGTATAGCGTTGCCGCATTCGTCGCGTTCGCTGCCGAGACCGTATCGGCCACCTTGGTCGGATTCTTGTAGTCCGTCGTCGTTGTCGTCGACGTGATATCCACGTGGAAATTGGTCGACACGCTCTCCGTGATCAGCTCATTGAGAGCCAATACGAGTGCCGGGACAATCTCCTCCGGAATGTTCCTGACCGTGTACGCCATTACACCACCTGGACGTTCTTGCGGACGCCGCAAGCACAGGGTTTGGTCACCTTCACGTTGCAGTAGACCTTCGCCATGAACTTCTGCGAGTCGCCAGTCTTGGCCAGCATCTCGTAGGTGACCATGAGCGGGATCTCACCGAACCCATCGTTGGACCGAAGCATCTGGCCCGGGATGAGCCCCATCTGCCTCTGCTCGGGTTGCACCTGCACCACGATCTGGACGTACCTCGTGTTGAGGTAGTACAGCTGGCCGTTGGTCGCGTCCTTGTCCTTCAAGAACACGACGCCCTCGACGCTGATTCCTTCCTCGGGCCCTGTGAACTCCACGACACCGCGCGCGGTACGCATCTGGGTGACGGGCTTCACGAACTGGCTGCGGCTGTCAAACAGCCCGCGGACAGAGTTGAACACCGACGGATCGCACAGGACCAAGTCCGGGTGCTCCCCGCTTGCTTCGTAGATGGCTCGCAGATCCTCGCGGATCTGACTCTCCGACACCGCCGTCGCCGAGCCCGGGTCCACCACGTACGGCTTCCAGTACGCGGACGATCCGCGCACGATGGTTGCGTAGGTGTTGGTGTCGTCGCCAATGGCCGAGTCCAGCCCAGTAGGCTGTGCGGGGGAGGCCGCACCATTCCCACTGAAGACGTAGCCGTTAAGCAACGTCGCCAGCGCCGCATTGGCGTTGACCACGTTCCGTCCCCACAGATCCATGCTCCCCTGAGGAGTCATGGACGTTGCGGCCGAGGAACGAGCCAGGCCCGTCACGCGGCTGTTTGCCCGGAGCAGAGTCCACGCCAGGACCGCGCTGGCCTGGGCGTCCGATCCGAAGTTCGCGGCGTCGGCGCCGTCGGAGTACGCTTCCGCGACTGCTCCGGACGACTCCGCAACCCATGCCACGTTGGACCCCTCGCCAGTGACGATGGGAAGAACACGCAGCGCGGTGGTGGTGCGGTTGACCTGCCGGACGATATCACCGGCGTAGTTTTGGGCGAGGATGATGAGCGCAAGGGTCTGGGGGACGTCAGCCATTTCTGTATTCCGTAGCGGGCCTGTGGTGGAGTCGTTGGATCAGCTCAGCACACCGGGGTCGATCCCCAACTTCTCGAATGCTGCAAGCGTCGCGGCCGCGGGGTTCCCCTCGCTGTCCTTGCCGCCAACACCATTCTGGAAGCGAATTTGCGACTGGCCTTTCTTCGATTCCTCCTGGTGCCCGCCTGGTGCCGGGAGGAACGGTTTCACGTCGTCTGTCGCGAGCAGGAGAGGGAGAGCTTCTGCAAGCGGCAAATCTTCATTGGCAAGCGGTGCTCCCTTGTACGGAGCTCGCTTCACCGTGAGCATTGGTGAGCCCGCATCGTCGACCTTCAGCACACCTTTCACGTGCGAGTAGTAGTCGATGAACGGGTCCAGAAGCTCGGGTTTGATCTTGGTTTGCACACCAGCTCGGAACGCGGCCTTGGCGGAATCAAACCGGTTCTTCTGCTCGAGCTCCAGTCGTTGCTTGTCGAGTTCGGTCGATTTGCGCTCGGACGCATCAAGCCGTTCCTGGAGCGCGGTCAACTGGCGCTGGTATTCCTTCGCCGCGTCGTTCTCTGAGGACTTGTCATCGGTTTTCTTCTGACCATCGGTCGCCTTTGGCGTTGCCTTCGCTACGATGGCAGCAATCTGCTCATCGAGCTTCAGGCCTCCAAGAACTTCCGTGATAGCCGGTCCAATAGACCGCTTCAGTTGTGCCGTCACGGCGCTGTTGACGATGCGCCCAACGTCTTCTTCCGTGATGCCTTTGGGTTGATCCGGAGGTGGATCGCCTCCGCTTCCTCCCTTGTCGTCGGCCTTCTCGGATAGTGGTCCAAAGTGGAACGATGGCAGCATGGTTGCTTCCTCTCCCGGTGCAGCCCGGGTGCGCCGATAACGCTCGGTGTCAGCGTGCGGAGCAGTTGCAGGCGCTCCGTTCCCTGTGCACGCCATGGCGGCGTGTGAGTCTTGTTACGGGCAGTAGACCGTCAGGGCCACCAGCGTGGGCGCCGTGAGCGCATCGCTGGTCAACACGCGCGTAAACGCGATCGGCTCGATGTCATCTGAGGCTGCGAACGAATCCGTCGGAGATCCAACGGCGTCGCCGTACTGCACGTTGACTTGCCCGGCTGTCCCCCGCAGCTTGATCGCCGTGAACGTGTCGCCGGGCTGAGGTGTGCAGATGTTTCCGCAGCCGATTTCAAAGGCGCCGGCCGTGCTTACCTGCGCTGGAAACACGATGGTCGGAGGGTAGTCGAACGCCTGTACCCCGCGCAGCTGGTCATTGCCGTCTGCGGTTGCTGGGGTCAGGGACTCCGTGACGGCTATCCCCCCTCGGGTTCCCGTCAGCACGATCGGGTTGGTCGTGTAGGCACCGGCCGACGATGACCGCGTGATAGTGATGGTGCGCGGGCACTTGAGCCACTTGCTCGCGGATACGGCCGCGCCGTTGTAGTCAGACGGCACCTTGGTCACGATGCTGGCTGATGTCGCGAACGACGGTTCAACCCCGTTGTCATCGTCCAGATCGGCAGCCGCGAACGTGATAGTACGCCGGGCGCTGTTGATGGGAACTGCAGAGCTCATAGTTCGTCCATGTGGATGATGGTCTCAGAGCAGCGGCAACTACCGTGCAGCGGAGCCGGCGGGTCAAATCCTTCGGATGCAGGGACTGTGTTACCGTCGAGCCTGTCGCAGCGATCACAAACGCGCTTGTCGCCGGCAGTGTCCCAACGCAGGAAGAGCACCGCTTTGACCTTCTCGGGAAGGTTGTCGATGACGCCGCGGCGCGCCTCGTTGAATGCTCGGGTAGCTTCCCAGGCAGCTCGACGCTCGATCTCAGGCAGGAACAGTCTTCCGTCTGGCAGCTGTGATTCCAGATACCGGCTCGTTACCGCGTGAGCCTCGGCCGCCGCCGCCGTGGCGTTCTGTTTGGCCAGGGCTCGCGTTACTCGAACCCTCGGTACCCGGGGGGCCATACCAGTCGCGGCCTCCAGTTGGGCTATCGTGCGACGCAAGGACAGGTCAACGGCCCGCTCGCTAGCCTGCAGCACGCTTACTTGGACCGCGAGGAACAGCAGGGCTGCTTTTTTGGTAGCCGCCGCGTCCCCTTCGAGCGCTGTCTTGATCCGCTTCCTCATCAGCAGGAGCAGAAGGGCCTCGATCTCCACGATCCGTTTCAGGTCCTGTTTCCTCTCCTGAGCCAACTCCTCTTGCGATCTCACGGAGTTCCTCGTCGTTGTCGCGCTGTTCTTGGATCCCGGTCTCGATTTCGCCCCGGATCTTGCGTCGAGTGTCCTCGTCGAGCCCCGGAACTACCCCAATGGCAGCCCGGTATTTGGCCTCGATCTGGAACGTCTCGCTCGGAATTCCGAACGTCAACGCTTCCTTGAGTAGTGCCACCAGCGTCTCGGGAGCGAGCGTTTCGAACTTGTCGAGTCCCTCGACAGTCCACTCTGTTTGATCACCGCGTGCTCTGGATAGGAGGTTCAGGATGGACTTGAGAAAGTCTCGGACCAGCACCGCGTAGGCCCGAAGCACCACACGGATTGCCTCAGCATCCGCTATTTTGCTCTCTCCGCTCCGGCCAACAGCCGCCGCGTTGTTGTCAACTCCGAGCGACATCTGGGCGACGAGCCGGAAGATCTCGTCCTTCTGCGACTTGATTTCCTCTGACGTCAGGCTCAAATGACCCGTCGGCGGGGCCATGAACTCGGCTGAGTCCTCGGATCCAATCGTGATCCAGTATCCTGCCCCCATCTTTCCGGGGACGAAGTTTTCAGGGTCGGCCACCTTGAACAGAGGCATCGCATAGCAGGTCCGCTTGATGGACCAACTGAGACCGCTGCTCAGGCGGAAGTGTTCGATCTGGGCTGACTCTAGGCGGCTCGCGATCCAAAGCCCATCACCGACCGTGAGTTCCACCGCTGGAACACGACCAAGCCCGTGCTTGACCTCAACCTCTGGCGCTATGCTCGAGTTTTCGTTGAGAGTCTTGCCTTCGTCGACATCGACCCGGTATACGCTGACCGATTCACGGTCGGAAACCGTCCATTCATGGCGGGTCTTGTCGCGTGCGACTTCCGGAGTTTCTCGAGGCTTTGATTCCTGCTTGTAACAACACCACAGCAGGTTCCCCCTCTGGTCACGTTCCCAATCCAGTATGGATGGTTGCGGGACATGTCGCAGCTTGATGTCGGTAGCTCCCGTGGCGTCCGCCTCATACAGGCTGCTGGCCTTTCCGTAGGTCTCAGGGAAGTCCAGGGCGACGGTAGCTGTCTTGGTCACAAGAGCCGCAACTAGGCACTCCCGAAGGAACTCGATGAGGTCGGTGCCTTTTCCGTCGCAATCGTTCTCAACCGATTCGAACCACTCCGGTGGTTGACCCCCGATCGGCTTGTAGATGATCGGAACAGCGAACATCTGAGCAGCGAAGAAGTCAACGACGGTGCCAATGTAGCTCCGGTATACAGCCTCTTTGCACCGATCCGACCACGTTTCAAACGGTTCAGCCGGGTTCTGAACCAGGAACCGCTTGACGCGATCCCGGAAGCAACGACCACCCTTGTAAAGCGCGTCGTAGTCGAGCCACATGTCGACAGTGCGCTCGGGGTGATTGGCGTTCAGTTGCTTGACCAGCATCTCGTCACATCAGACCGATGTTGGTCTGGCCCATGACCAGGGTGGACACTGGACTTGAGCAAGCGTGTAGCGCTAGAGCTAGCGCCCAGGCTCGATCAGCGTGCCCCGCGTCCGTATGGGGGGCATCGTACCTGACGTTGCCAGCACTCGTGACCTCGCGGCGGATCGAGCATAGCTCGTTCCTGAGCGCTTCTGCTGACCCGGGATCCGAGCCAGGAATAGCCTTGTCGGTTCTGGCGATCCGCACGGTGTTGTCGGTAAAATGGGTGTAAAGCGACGTCGCCAGGTCTTCCTTGACCGACGGCTTGAAAACCACAGGCTCCACTCGGGATACCCCGTACTGTCGCTGCATCGCCTCGGCCGGGAAGGCTCCTAGGCCGCTCGAGTCGACACAGAGCCTGCGGGCTCCGCATGTGACGAGCGCGTAGGAAACTAGAGCGTCTAGCGCTGCCTGATCTGTCCGCTTGCACGTCTTGACGATTCGAAGCCGGATGATCTTGTCCGCTCCCCGGCGTACCAGAACCAAAGCTGTCAAGTCTGCCGTACGTCCGATGTCGAGCCCTCCGTATGTTGGCCCGCCACTTGAGAGGTCGTCTTCCGAACATGCCGCAATGGCCTCGCTCGGGATGTATTGCATCGCTCCGTCGATGAATTTGCAGTTGAACAGCTGATCGAATATTCGCGGGTCGCCCTTTGCAAGGGTCCAGCACTTGGCCATGTCGACCCGCATACCGTCGTTGATGGCCCTCTGGATCGGAAGCATGTGTCCGGCCCAACCATCGTTCTGCTCCGGGCGTTCCCAAAGTTCGTGGAAAGCATTCCCGGTACCGTTTGGAGTCGATGCCACCCGAAGCCGGTATCCGTGCATCGTGACAGCTGCCGCACCGTCCCACACCTTCTCTGGGCGTTCGAGGTAGGCAAACTCATCCAGGAACACGTTGCCAGAGAATGACCTGCCGGCTGACGTTTGAGGTAGCGCGATGACGCGCCCGCCGCTCTTGAATTTGATCTCCTCGGCGGAGTCTCGTCCGCTGATGCCCGCCCATCTGGATCCGAAGTCCCTCAGCAGGGCAGCGTGCGTTTTGGACTTCTCGAGGACCTCTTTCGCTTCGCGCTCTCCCACGCTGATGAGGGTCGTGGTCTCACCAAACGCGACCCCCCACATGGTGGCGAGCCCACCAGTGGTGTGGCTGAAGCCAGTCTGCCGGCTCTTGTTGCAAATCGCTTGGTCGGAAGGCTCAAGCAGCCACTGCTGCTGGAACGGGTAGAACGTCTTGAACCAGGCGCCGAAAGCCCGCGCCTCACACGGTGGCAGTTTGGACAGCAGGAAGTCCCGATACTCGCGCCATTCCTGGCTCTCAGGACTCCTCAGAATCATCGTCATCCTCGACTTTGCGTGCCACCTTCCCACCGAAGCGCTCCGCTACTGCGGCCTGTATTGCTGCCGGGGTGATGACCATCGAGTGTTCTATCGGTCCGCCTTCCGGTCCAGAGTGCTCGAGCTCCATCCGGGTCAGCCCGAATTCCTTGGGCCAGCCGTGCTCCAGCGCCCACGATGCCGCTTTCAGCCTGATGCCGGCTTCGGCAGCGCGCTCGGGAATGACGGGCTCCCTACGGACCTTCCCATTGCCGTCACGGTCGATGAACGTACCGTGGGACAGGGCCGCAATCTCGGCCCTCAGCGAGGTTTGCGCTACGGCTCTCGCCGCTCGAAACTGTACCGCCCAGGCGCGAAGTTCTTCAGGTGCGCGCGGATCTTCCTCGGCCTGTTGTACCCATCCCCGGACTGTCCTGTCAGAAACTCCGACCTCCAAAGCGGCGCCCGTGATGGTTCCAAAGGTCTGCTGGATGATCTGAATGATCTTTTGGCCCTTTTCCTGGTCCCACTTCAGCACCCAGGCCGGGTTGCCTCCCAGCGGGAGGACCGCTTTGCCAACGACCTTCATGGGCAGCGGGGGCTTCGCTTTCGGCTCTTTCGCCCGGCACGTTCGCAGGTTATGCCCGCGCTTCCCGCACCTTCTGCACTTATGCACGCGAACAGGGCCTTGTTTGGGCATATTTTCCCTACATATCAGCCCAGTAGCCCATCCCCTATGGGTTTACCCTTCAGGAGATCCATCACCATGTCTCCGCTCTGGGCGGGGTTGTCGAGGATCTCGTAACCGGTACGCTCGGCGAGCAGGTCCAGAAACTGCATCCGGTGCTCATGGTTTTTGAACACCAAGAACACGAAGAACTGGTCGTCGTCGCGAGCCTTCAGGGATCCGATGACCTTCGCCATCCTCTCCTTGGACTCCGCGAGTCGCTCGGACAGCTCCTGTAGACCTGCCGCGTTCCCCTCGGTCGCGGCCTTGTCGCCGAAAAGAGTGTAGATGTCGGCCGGGTCGAACCCTGTTGCGTCTAAGTCCAGACCAGGAGTCTTGTTCAGCAGCTCGTCGAGTCCATCAACCGTCCAGTCCCCCTGTGCCGTGGGGTTGTTGAGCAGGATGCAAGCCTCCTTCTCCTCAATCTCCGTCAGCGGAGGAACGGCCTTCGCGACCGTCAGGCGATAGTCCTTGGTGCCATAGAGTGCATCCAGGATGCCGAGTCGCTGGTTGCCACCGAAGGCATTGCCGGTGGGCTCGTTCCAGTTGCAGGAGGGCCCCAGCATACCAAGCTTCTTGATGCCCTTCCTGAGCCGCTTCTTGGACTCATCCGAAAGGATGCGCGGGTTGTAGGGCGCGTTGTGGATCTGGCTGCGATGAATCTCGACAACGACGAAGCGCTCAACAGATTCCGTAGATGTCTCGGCGCCAGACGACCGCTTCGACGAACGGGAAGACCTCACAGACTTTTCGGTAGTCGCTTGGGTGTTCATCGTGCAACCACAGGACAGTGGGGGGTTCCAGGGAAATTCCCATTGATTCTCCATTGATCGATGGAGGGATCGGAATCGCTCTGACCGCCATATAGCTCAGAACGTCTAGCCTTCTCCATCCAGCAATGGGGTTGAGCTCGTCTGGCCAGGCTTTGGCCGTGCAAGCCATCGACCTACGGCGCGCCATCGAGTCCGACTTGCGTTTCCCTGTGATGACGATATCGCACTGGGCATCGTGCTTCGCAGCGTCGTAGACGTCACGAAACGACCAGGACGGGATACCATCCATCGACATGTGCGACGGGCGGAAGTAGCCGCTCTTCAGCGCCGCCACCAGCCCTGGATGTGGGTACTGGCGGATCTGGGTGCCCCACCGCTTGGTGGCTCGTTCCAGTTGGGATTCGATGACGTCGAGCCCCGGGACGAACCACATGTGGAAGGCTTCGACACTCGCAAAGGTTCTGACTGCCATGTCGAGACAGCAGCAGGAATCCTTGCCCCCGCTGAAGGCCACCAGAGCATGCTGGCTCGCGTGGCCTCTCAGCAGTCCGAGAGCCTCGTCGATGCGTCCCACCTATCGACCCGAGCCAGCTCCCGTCCCAGTCTTGCGATACCCGCCTCTCGCACCGGCACCTACACGACCAGCACTGATGGCACGGCCTCTCGCGGCCCTCGCCCTGGCAGCAGCAGCTCTCGCCTGTCCTGATAGTCTCGCAGCGGCCATTGTTCGGCCCTCCGTTCTGTTGTGTACACGCTTGACCCCATGGCCGCGGCGTGGTACTATCTGATTATGCGACTTTTGACGTTGAAACCACCGTGGGCCTACATGTTGGCACACTGTGGGAAGAATGTAGAAAACCGATCCTGGTACACTCCGTACCGCGGGCCGCTCCTGATCCACTCGAGCCAGTCGTGTAGCAGGAGGTACTACACTGAGGCCGTCGAGTGGCTGGCGTCCCGTGGTCTCCCGTCGCTACCGCCGTACGAGGACCTGGCGTGTGGGGCCGTCGTCGCCACCGCCTACCTGTCCAGTGTCGTGACTCGCCTCGGATCTTCCTGGTACGAGCCGGGGTCCTACGGGTGGGTTCTGATCGACATCCAGGCGTTGGCTCGTCCGGTGCCGTGCCGAGGAGCCCTGAAGCTCACGCGGCCTGATGCCGACGTGATCTCCGCGGTCGGGATGGCGGGCTAGCGGCCGCTTCCAGCGCCGGTTCGTCGTCGTCGTCGTCCGCCGCCCTTCCCCCCGACTTTGCCCTTGCTCATGAGAGCTCGGCTAGTCGTCAGGTTTTTGAGGTACGTGGAGCGGGCGTTGGGGTTTGGCTTGCGGGATTGTCCGGCGCGGCTGGCCTCATCGGAGTCGATCGCTCGACCGCGGAAGATGGCCTTACGCGCGGCAGCCATCTACCGGCCCTTGCCTTTGCCTCGGCCCTTTTTGGTGCCTTTGCCGCCGCATTTGCTGAATTTCATGCAGACGTCAGGGTGGCTGGTTGGAATCCACTCGGCCGGGATGTCGATGACGAGACGCCGCGGAGATGGGCGGCGCTTCGGCTCAGCCTGTTCGGTCATCTTTTCGGACCTGGGAGTTGACCAGCCAACGTTGCCACGGTCTCCGCATAGCGTCCTGCCAAAGGATCTGTGTTGCGTTTCCTCCCACCGGACCCCACCCAGCCCCGTCACGCCCCGTCGTTTGACCTAGCGTCCGGCATCTGTTCGAAGACCCACTGCTCGAGTCGATCCCACACCTCCGGGAAGGTTGAGCGCAGCAGCGCCTCGGTCGTGACATTCCGGCCGCCTCGCTTGACCAGTGCATTTTCCCTCCGCAGCCAATCGGTAGCTTTTTCGGTCGTCCAACCGTGCTCCGACCCTCCCATCAGGTCTCGGACGGTCGGCATGTCGATGTAGAGCGGGAGTTTTAGCCTCATTTCGCCACCGTCCACCACGTCAGGTGTACCCCCAACGGACCCACCGGGTCGTCGTCATCGGACCCGGCGTAGGAGTCCTGGGCCTCATGCAGGAGCTGTCGGCACTGACCCCGAGCCTGCTCGAATAGCCGCCGCTTCAGGTCTTCTGGACGCTTCTGCTGCTGGAGTACCTGCCATTCGGCCACCAGCCGCTCTGCGGGCTGTCCTGCCTCGTCGTGCTCGCCGAGGCGCCTGGATCTGGCCTCGAGGAGTTTCTCGCCGGCGGCCGTCAGCGGCATGATGGCCGCCCAGCGCCCCAGGCTGCCCGTCTCGTAGCGGTTCGCGGCCAGGCCATGGTAGGCGGCCAGGGCGGAGTAGAGCCGCCCCTGAGAGGCACGCAGGCGTCGGGAAACCCTACCGTAGCGGCAGAGCACATGGTCGTGGGGGCCATCTCCCCAGGCCCCACCGGAGTCGTCCTGCCCGTCGGCATCCAGGCTGGGGTCGAATTCCTCGACGAAGGGAGCGGCGGCTCGGCGAAGGATGTCACGGAGCGACGCGTCAAACCCTATGGTGGAGTCCCGGCAGCAGTTGCGCTGACGATATTCCCAGACCTGGACCCGGTGTTCGGGCGGGCTCAGGACGCGTTCGCCAGCGCTCGTCATCGACAGAGCCTCGGCGGCCTCCAGCATCCTGCCCCATGGGGAGCCCTCGAAGGCGCTCTGCCCGGCGCCGAAAAACCAGCGGAGGTCCGCCTCATCGTACGTCGTGAATCGTCTGCGATCCGTTGCCTGTGGTGCGATCATGCGGTAGCCTTTCTGTTCAGGCTATCCGGTTCGTATCAGCCCACCACAGCCCCCGAAGGTTGCCGCCTCCGGGGGCTTCGTTCGTCATGGTTCTTCCTTGTCTCACCATTTGGGCCAGCGTGTTTCCGCAAGCGCACACCCAAACGATGCACGGGTTCGCCGTGGCCGGCCCAGACACTGGACGATCCAAGATGGCCATGAACGCGACGTTGGAATCGGCTACCATCGGGAGCCCACAGTTATTGCACATGATGGGCTTTGTCACTTTTCCTCGTCTCCAAGTGACGCCAACAATGCTGAGTAGTTCACCGTCTCGTGACGGTGCAGTTCAGCGTCAACCATCGCGTCGTGTAGTGCCTGCTCTTCCGGGCCCCGCCCGATCGTCATCATGTCTTGATAGCCTGGGTCAGCGCGATCGTTGGGGTCCAGTCGCTCGGTGAAGCACACGAGCCGGTACTGATGTCCACATCCACCTTCGATGCGCTCGCACATCATGATCGCTGCACCGATGGCCGCATCCAGCGTTCTACGTTCGACTGTGCCCCGGAGCCATAGGCCCAAGGACAACGGTCCCTCGATTGAGCAGCTGACTCCGTTGTCGGTTAGTTCTGCTTTGAGATTCACGGCACGACCTCCGCGCATGCCGGTTCGACCACGCGCCAATGTGCCTTCTCGGCGTATTCGAGACGGAACTCGAATGGACGACGCTGGTCCACTGGCCCATCGAAGCGGATGACGCCGTCATGGCACAGGCTGACGCTGGTACCGTGCCAGTGGTACCAGGCCACGCTCTTGCCTGCGCGCATTGCATCAAGCGCCTGATCCCACGTCATCGCCTTCGGTGGCTCGGGGTCGGGCCATCCGCAGGCGGCTCGCTGCTCTGGAGTGAGGGCCGAGAGACACCTCCCGATTGGGAGCACACCGATAGGCATTCTGGCTCGATAGAATTCTGCCACCGTCCGCATCGCATCCCGCAGGACGTCGAGCTCAGCCTTCGCCTTTTTGAACTCCTCCGACATCTTTTTCGCAGCGTCCCTCTCTCCTCTGAGCACGGCTCGCAAGTTCTCCACTTTGCTTTCGGCCACCCCGACCCGGAGATTGAGCCGGTCGCGCTCTTCTCGCAAGATGTCGCGCTCTACAGCCGCTCGTTGATGCGCGACCCGCTCCCTCCTTAGATCATCCGCTGTCCGCTGGTGGTCGTCCCGCTCGAGGTCGTACATCCTGCGGCCAGGATCTTTCTGAAGATCTTTCTGAAGCCGCTCACACTCCGCTATCAGCTTGTCGCGTTCCGCCCGCAGCGCAACGATCTCGAGATTCTGACCATTCACAAGAACCTTGGTGAAGCCATTCACAGCCTTGGCCTGTGTGAACGATTCCGACATTCCCACTAGAGCGTCCCGCTCCGCCTGCGCCTCGAGTAGTTGTTTCTCGCCGTCCTTGGCGTAGTCCCTCAACTCCCTGACAGCCCAGTCGTACAGGATGGGAGGGGACAGATACGGATACAGAACTCGCCACCCGCTGGCAAACAACTCGTCGGCTCGACTCATAGACTTCGCGGTCTGCTTGTCGCTATCCTCAGGTTCGTCCACTCGACTGAGCGCGCGAGTGAGCCGCTCACAGTCAGCACGCAGGGCGTCCCGCTCGGCCTCTACAGACGCCAGCCTTAGGCCAGCATCGACCGCACTGGCGGACCCAGTCTCTAACTTCCATTTTGCCACCTCCGCGAACAAATCCTCGCGCTCGGCGGCTAGAGCTTTGTTCTGTCTGAGCCACCCAGCCTGCTCTAGTCCTTGATTGTGTGTCTGGTGAGCCAGCTGGTCTTTCAGCTCTTCATGTTCCTTTCGCCAAGCGTGCCGCCGGAGCTCGGCCATTGCATCCTCCCACTTGACGACGCTCCCGGTCTCGGACTCGCGAAGGCGCACTGTCGCGTGAACAACACCGTGCTGACTCGGCCATTCGATTTCTGGATCGTATCGCTTCATGGTCTCACCTCCGGTGGTTCGTGTCGTCGGTCATGGTTCAGGCTGTTTTCTTGTCAGCGTGACGGTGGCCCTAAGCACTTCGGTCATGTCTGGCGTTCCGGTGAACTCGACTTGCACGTGCCAGAACCCCTTGTTGTTGCGCTTCCTCTTCTGCAGCACGTAGTACGCGAGGGCTTCCTGGATCTGGCTCTTCGTCAGCTTGACCTTCATGGATACCTCCGGTCGAAGTCTATGCCCTGCGTCTCGAATTCAACCTGACTGTGCCGTAGCCGTAGCCGTCGCCGTCGCCGTAGCCGTCGCCGCAGCCGTAGCCGTCGCCGCAGCCGGAGCCGTCGCCGCAGCCGGAGCCGTAGCCGCAGCCGGAGCCGTCGCCGCAGCCGTAGCCGTAGCCGTCGCCGCAGCCGGAGCCGTAGCCGGAGCCGTAGCCGTCGCCGTAGCCGGAGCCGGAGCCGTCGCCGCAGCCGGAGCCGTAGCCGGAGCCTACGGGGAGCATCATTTCAGCCCCCACTGTTCCGGGACAGGAATCGTGAAGATCTCTGCCCCGTCGGGAATGTCCACGTCTGAGATAGGCCTGATATCCGCTTGCGATGGATCTTCGATGACCGTCGAAAAACCGACTGACTTCCATCCGAAGATCCACACTGCGCGAGACAGATAGATGCGCCCATCCTTGCGAATGACGTCGCCAGCGAAGAGCCATCCTCGGTCCACGACCACTACAGCCCTGTTTCCGTTGAGCTTGCTGCGGGTGTACTCAATGCCGTCAACTGTGATGTTTTCTTTCATGGTGTTTTCTCCTGTCATGGATACCTCCCGTCGATCGCATCGTTGTCCACGTCCTGGTAGTTCGGCGGGGCGTCGATGCTTTGGCCAGACTCTCCCATCGGCCTCCGGAGCCTCTCCCGCTCCCGAACGTTTCGCGTGATCTTCACAGCAGCCGGCCTCAAGATCGGATCGAGCCTCAGGATCGCCAAGCGGTCCGGTCCCTGGATGTCGTCCGGGATCTCGTAGTCGCTGCCACCAGCCATCAACGCACCTCCACCACTGGCCCACGCTTCCCTCGGCACTCAACGAACCGGCGCACGGTGGCGTCGCCGTATTCCGCGTCGATCGCTTCGAGCGTCCACCCCGTCGTGATCATCGTCGGCATTCCGTAGTTGTAGCGGTGACGAATCAGAGCACGCAGTGCGGGTCTGCCGACGGCTGGTTCCCAGCCCAGGTCATCGAGCGCAACCCAACGTGCGCGCTTCGCGCGGTAGAGTGCGTTGCCGGTCTCGCTTACCCAGTCTCCGTGGCGTTCCGGTCGCGTCCCCTCGTCGGCCAGGCCATAGGCGATGCAGCCGGCAATGTCCTCCGCTGACACGAAGAGCAACCCCTTGAGCCGCGGGCGCGACACACAGTGTTGTGAGCGCGCCTGCTTGTCCGCCTGCTCAAGGGCCTCACGTTGGAACGACTGGTACATGATCTCGACGATCGCAAGCGATTTTCCCGTGCCGGTATTGCCAGCGAGCACTCCGCCAATCGACACGTCTGCTGACTCGGCCACCGCGCGCAGTCGCGGGTCCATGAGACGCAACCGTTCTTCGCTCGACAGGTCCGCTGCCGGAGGCAGCGCCTCGCACGCCGAGCGCGTCGCGCGAACGACGGCTTCGTGGAGCTGCACATCCACCAGTGCTCGACGCTCAGCGACCAGTGCTCGCCAGTTCGTTGAGCGGAGGGCTTCAACCGTCTCACCGCAGAACTGCATATACGACCGCGTGCGATCGGGGCCCCAGTAGACATCGTCACTCGGGCTACCCGCGACCCAGTCTCTGACTTTGGCCCAGACATTCGACCGGCCGAGCTCGTAGAGCAGGTCCTGCTCAGGCCAGCCGGAGTCAGCTTGCAGACGCCCGAGGATCTCCTGGGCCTGCTGGCTTCGATCGGCGGCTTCCATGCGCGCCGCATCCGCTGCGACCGATGCCTCACGCGCTCTCTGCTCGATATCGTCTGCGCGCTGTGCGCGTTCGCTGGCCACTGTTTCGCGGCGCTCGCGTTGTTCGAGCGTGAGGAGTTTGTCGAGCTCGAGAATTTCTTGTTCCAGGTTGGGCAACTGGTGACTCATTTCGTCTCTGTGCCTGTCGGTGGTGGGGGTTGTTGTTTCTTCATCTCGGCGAGCAGACGGGCGGTGTAGCCGCTGCTAGGCTGGGCCGGACCTCGACCGCTGCCAGGGCGGGCGTTCGGGCTCGAAGCCGGCGAGGTACACTTCTGCGGGTCGGTCGCGATGGTGCGTATCGTGGCTTTGTCGCGCCACCAGCTCCCGGGTGCGTAGACCTTCCGGATGATGCCGACGGCTCGTGTCGCGTCGCCGGCGCACTTGTCGATCAACCGGTGGATCGCTCGCCCGTCGGCGGAGTCAAACAGGGGCTTCTCGCCACGGGCTGACTCGAACGCTTCGAAGTATGCGTTGCGGACTGCCAAGAACCCGGTCGTCTCCTCGGTTGGCGACTTGGGTGTCTTCTGGGTCTTCGGCTTCCCACCACTCTTGGGGGTCGGCGTTTTGGTCTTCGGTCCGGTTTTCGACTTCGAAGCTTCTGGTGACTCGAGTCGAAAATCATCGCCCCCTGGACTCGCGTCGCTCGTCGACGCGCTAATGCCTACTTCAATGCCTACTTCATGCCTACTTCCGAGCGTTTTTGGCAGCAACTCGGCTGGATTTCTGATCGCCGTGTCACCGGTCCCTGTCGTAGATGTCACCGGTCCCTGGACACCATGGCACCGGTCACGTGGTGGAACCGGTGACATGGTGGCACCGGTCACGTGGTGGAACCGGTGACATGGTGGCACCGGTAACCCGTGACACGATGTCACCAGTGCCGAGACATCGAATTGCCAAGCTAGGCCGTTCTTGGTCGCCGGGTCGGGGAGAACGCCCGTCTCGACCAACGCCGACACCACGCGTTTCACGGTGCGAGTGCTGAGACCAGTCAACGTCGCCAGTCTCGAGGCCCCGGGCTTGGGCTTCGGGTAGCGGGTCGACCAGTGGTCGAGAATCGCCAGCAGCACCAGCTTTTCACTGGGCTGAAGAGAGGCCTCAAGTACGGCGCGGCGCGCCGCTCGTGGAGAGAATTCGGTCACAGACCGCACACCTCCACGTCGCGCAACAACTCAGCCTCTGCCGCCTCGCCACCCGGCCACTCAGGCGAACATGGATCCGGCGCCGAGCTCGAATTGCTACGACTCTCGAGTAGTAGCTCTCGGCATGCCCCATCCCACTTTCGGTGAAAGGCATGCAGCACGGTCGTGTGGTCCAGCCCAAAGGCCCTGCCGGTCTCGTTCGAGCTCCAGCCGTACTTCGCTCGGCAGATGGCAATGGCCAGGGCCCGAGCGCGCGCCACGGAACGGTGCTTGTCCCTGCTGAGCACAGACTCGGGCGGGACTCCGAAAATCTCGCTTGCAGCCAGAATGGCTGGCAGGATGGCGCTCAGCATTCTCGGGTCGCGCGGGGCTGGACGCTTCGCAGCCTGGAGCTTAGTCGCCCCCCGACGCCGAGCCCCAAGCCTGCCTGGAGGAACGTACAGCGGCAGGCTCTCGACCCTCGGAAGTCCCTGCCACGCGTTGACAGCTCTAGCGACCATCAGAACACCAAGCCTTCACGACTACCAGAGCCTCTCGAATCGACCTCACTGTGCGCACACGAATCCCTTTCTCAGCGGCCTTGCAGTGCCAGACCCACTGCGCCGGGCTCAGCTTCCCGCGATCGGTTTTCACCTCGAGAAAACCGTAGGGAACTAGTACCAGGATATCGGGCGTCCCGGCGGGAGCCATCTTGATGACTCGCTTCGATGGACCCTCGCCGAGCACCGTGGTTCCGCTGTTGAGCCTCATCGCCCAGAACCCTGAGGCCGTGAGAGCCTCGAGGATCCCGCGCTGGAGAGCAGCTTCGCTCACGGCTTCCTTCGCATCTCTCTCCGGATCACACGGAGCTTTGCGACAGCGCCTTCGGTCGTCAGGCAATCACCGAGGAGGAAATCCATCGTGTCCGCGAGCTCAGCCAGATAGAAGCGCTGCGTTTGCGTGGGCTCCCCGTACCGCGCCGCGTGCGCGGCTTCGGACCACTTCTCGTCGTTCAGGTCAGGGAATTGCCAGCGCGTCTCGCCTTCGCCGAAAATCAGATGTCCATGCTCTCTGCGGTTGAGTTCGTCTTCACGAAGTGTCTTCACTTCCACCTCCACGTCCCGAGCCCGACCATGCCGAATCGGATCATCCGAACAGGCTCCTCTGCTTGGGCTCGGACTTCTTGTCCGTGGTCTCTGGTGGCTTCCACGACGCGGCGTGGTGGATGCGGGCTCGTGCGATCGTCACATACGGTGCGTAGTCGTCGGACTCCACGTCCGTCATGTCGTGCATCTCGATCCCGATGAAGCGGAAGTTTTCGAGAATACACGCGACACCCGTCGTGCCGCTGCCACAGAAAGGGTCGAGGCAGAGGCCAGACGGTGGGGTAACGAGTCTGGCAAGCCATCGCATCAACTCGACTGGCTTGACGGTGCTGTGGACATTGCGAGCGCCACCGCTTCGCCCCGCTCCGGAGCGCGGGCAGGCCAGTGCAGCAGAGCCATCCTTCCGCTTCGTGGCCTTTCCGCGACTCACCTTTGGCAGGTGTGAGCAGCCCAGTTCGCGCTCGCGGCGTGACGGCTTGGCCTGGTACAAGAAGGGAGGGAAGTCGTCGAGCGGGTGGGGGCGAAACTGGTTGAAGAAGCGGGAAGCAAAACCAGCGTCCGTGTGACCACCACGTGGCCTGTCCGCGTTGGCTTCGCCCCAGGACATTGGATTCCCATTGCATCCGGAAAAGCCACCAGAACTACTGGACGAGTGCCCACCCTGCCCATCGACCTCCCGGCACGGACACCCAGCCACGCACCGATCACCGCACTCAGCGTCGTGGCTCAAAACCAGGTTCGCCGGCCACCTCCCAGCAGGGTGGCACTGGATTCCGATTCCCGGCGGCGCCGCGATCTTGTCGGCCTCTGGCTTGGCGCTGTGCCCGCTTGCATGCCACGACGGTGGACGCTCGGTCCAGTCGGTGGAGACCCGGCAGGAGTCCACATTGAGACATCCGCAGCCGTGAGTCAGCACGTTGTCGACCAGAGTACCCTTGAACGGTTTGCGTGCGAGCCACCAGAACTCAGCGCTCGGTTTCAGCCCCGTACCGAATCCGTCCCACCGCTTCGCCTCTTCGCATCCACCGGACCCCACCGAGTATGTCCCGCCCTTCTCTGCCGTCGGAGTACCCGCATTGCCGCCGGCCGTGTACGTGTGCAGGACTACACGCTGGTCCGTCGTACCGTTCCTCTGGTCAATCCCCTTGGAAACATTGAAACTTTTTGGCATCCCGCTTCCAAAAAGGTGAGCCACGACGTCGCGAATATCGAACCCCGCACGCTCGAGTGCTGTTCCTGTCCAATGCGACGTTCTTGGAAGAGACCAGACCAAGGCGTGGCCACCCGGCTTGAGTACGCGCAGACACTCCGCCATGATCTGTGTCAACCATGTCACCCAATGCGCACGTCCACCCTTGTCCGAATCCCAAGAACTCTGCATGAAGGAAATTCCCGCAGGTGGATCCGTAACGACCGAGTCCACCGAGCAGTCCGGCATCTCCCGCAGAGCGGCCAGCGCCTCGGAGTGCACCACGCACCACCGCTCCCTGCCCTCGAGGACGTCGGATAGGTCGGTCATTCCGTCCCCGTCAGCGCCCTGATCGCTGCCTCGAGCTGGTCCGCCGTGTAGTTGGCGCCAGGCTGGCAAAGCGATCGGAGCTTTCCAAGCGCGAGGTATTGACGCCGCTCTTCCTGAAGCTTCTCGGTATCGTGTTCAAGGAATTGTCTGCTGTACGATTCTCTAGGGTACGTGTTCCCGGACAGGGTCCACTTGGTTCCGTCGTCGAGCTCGAGCCAGCGTTTCAGGATGCGCTTCACCTTGCGTGGTGCCCCAGGGCTCCACCCTCCGATCACGACGACCACGTCACCGACTGCAAACGGTTTGGATTCGATCATACGTCCTCCGGCCAGAGCCGCGTAGGCTTCCCGTCGCGCCCATGCTCGACCCGAATTCCGGCCTTCCCGAGTCGGTTCAGCCCGCTTCGGATTTGGTTTTGGATCGTCGCCACCGGGTTGGTCCAGGAGCATCGGCCAGCGAGCAGTGGGGCGAGCTCCTTCAGCGCGAGGCCCGGGCGCTCGGCCACGACCTGGGCCAGGATCGCGATGTCTACCTGGGCCTTGCGGATGTAGCGTCGGCAGGTCTGGCGCGCTTGGCGGTTGGATGCCGCGGTGGGGTTGCCTGCGTAGTTGTTCAACGCTTCGCCTCCGGGTCGATGCCGCAGGCTCGTAGAATCTCTGGCGTCAGCGCATCGATGGTGGAATGGAGGTGATACAGGTTGTCAGTCGAGTCCACTTCGCTGAACGCAACCTCGGCTTGAATCACCGCTTTGATCTCGTCCGGGATTCGGGGCCCGTGGAGCTTGTCCCATGCGGCCCATGCGGCCTCAACACTGGTACGTATCGGTCCCGTGACGCACCCGCCGTGGGCGCACGATACACGGCAAACTCCACTGGGCCAGCTGAGGAGTTCCGAGCCGCTGCCGCACACCGAACACTTGGCGTGGTCAGGCATCATATCCGTCCTCCGATCCTCTCCATGAGCGCGACCCTGCGCCGCGCCCATGCGGCGGTGCACCTTGGAATGCCACCTGCCTGACTGGCGAATCCCCCAGCGTCTGTCTTGCAGCGAGCCACTCCGTAGCGCCAATTGCGGAGCGCGCATTGAGCCCCGGCATCGAGACGAGCACCTAGCGTCGTGGCATCCCATGCGTCACGGCAGTGCCCGTGCACCTGCCAGGGGCCCCGGGCGCGGCCCTCGTCGCACTGAACCCCCTCGGGCATGTCCTGACACCTCTCCTCGAGGACGGCCCGGGCGAGCTTCGTCTCCGCGTACGCCTGGGCCGCCAGGAACCGACGCTCGCGTGGGTCCTTCGTTGCCCTGCAGATGGCCTGGGCCACCGGCAGGCGGAGCGCGTCACGGGACTCCGGGGTCTCTTCGCGGTCCTGGTACCAGGTCGGCAGGAGAGCCCAGGCTGCGAGGATGAGGAGGGGGCAGGTCATGAAAAAGTGATCTGCCCGTATGGCGGGCTTGGCAGGTGTCGACGCTCACATTGGGTGTTCGCCCAGACGGCGGCGCCGAGCACGCGATCGAACTCACCGAACGTGGCGGCGTCGGCGGCGTCGGACATGTTCCAGTGGCCCCATTCGTCGCAGGCCAATGGCTCCCCGATCATCCTGCCGATCATCCACCCGAACCGCGTCGAGACGATTCGCTCGGCCGCGAGCCAGTCGGTCTCGGCACGGGGTTTGGCGCTGCACTCCACCGTGTCGTAGATGATCTGCGCGACCTTGCGGGTCAGGTAGTAGGTTGCTGTCTCTCGGGTCATCGTTTCCTCCAGTACTTCCCCCGCTCGCACCAAGGTGTCCGCGGGTCAGGCCTTCGCGCCGGCAACAGCCATCCGATCAGCACGAGGTAGAGCGCGACGGCGCACGCGATCGACAGGGTGTCGAGGTCCAGGTCAGGCACGCTCTGCCTCCGCTAGCCGCAGTTCGTCCTCGGTGACTCGCCATGGGCTGTTGACCTCGGTGTCCTTGAGCTTCCCCCGGTGCGGGGCAAGCCGGTGCACGAAGCGCACGCCCTGGCCATCCCATTGAATCTCGATGAAGCGCCGACTCCAGTGCCTGATTCGGCAGCCCACCGAGCGAGTGCCATCGGTCAGGACGATGTAGTGGTCAGGCATTCACGATCCTCCTAAACGTGATGACGGTGACGAGCGGATTGCTTGACCACGGGGCGCGATGGCCGTGGAGCTCATTCCACTTGTTGGCGAACGCCATCCATGGCGCCTGAGAGCCGTACCACTCGCAAAAGTGCCCCACGTACTCCTCGGTGATCCCCTCCGCGTAGACGTCGGCCTTGGGCATGTCGTGCAGATGCTCTGCCCGCACCCCGGTGACCTCGAGCGTGATGCGAGACGCCCAGCGGGGCATGTAGAGCGGGGAGCGCCAGAAGCAACCATCTGGGTGGGCCCACTCACACCGGTAATCCAGTTCCCAGTTTGGTGGACAACTATCTGCCCCGGAAAGCGATGCCATGTGCCAGTCCGTCAGATCGAACGGAGCGTGCAATCCCCAGGTTTCCTTCACCCAGACGTGATCCCCGACGGACCACTTGACCGGACGCTTGCCGATGAGCCTCCTGGTCATCGTCTTGCGCCCGGCGAGGATTGATCGCACGGATTCTCCGGTGAAAATCAGGGGTCTCGTGGTCATCCTGTCCTCCCTACGATTCCGATTGTCTCGCCATACGGGGGTCGCGGCAGCCCGGAGAAGCACTCGCTGACGCACTGCCAGAACACGTACCATCCAAGGCGCGCATCGAAGAGGTCAAACGATGCGTCGTCTGAGATCTCCCAGCAGAGCCACTTCGCGAATCCGTCCTCGGGCAGCGGGTCGCCCATCATACGCCGGAGCATCCACTCAAGCTTCTCGTCTACGATTCGCTCAGCCTCGAGTTGATCCATCCGTTGGCGCGGCTCGTCGCTGAGCCATTCGACGTGTCCGTCGAGGACCATGGAGACCTTCCGCACCAGGAACTCGCGGGAGTTCTGACGGGTCATTGTCTCTCCTCTGCAAAATCGACCTCGACAAGTCCGTTCTTTCGCTCAGCAACTCGGCGAGAGATCGTGAGCACTCCGCCAATCCGTCGCATCTCCGCGACCAGCAGCACCTGCTCGTGTCGCTCGTCACGGGCCCAGTTCCACCCAGCTCTGACGACGCGCTTGGCGCGACTACCGGCCCAGATGAGCAGTCCCCAACCGTCGGGGAGGTCGTCGGCAGTCGCCAGTCCTTCGAGCGTCAGCAGGTACCGATGGCGGCCCAGCGTCTGCGGTGGCTTGCGTCGATTGGCGACGACGTCCGCTCGCGACACCTTGGCCTCGACGACGGTGCACACGGTATCGACGACCGTACCGACCCCGGTACCTCTCCAGATGGATCGCCACCCGATCGCGTCCGGGATCTCAGCGAGGCCGGGGTGGGACGCCTCGCGCATGACGATGCAACACCGTTCCGTGCGGCTGAGCCAGGCGCAGGCGTGGCAGACCAGCTGGTCGTGGGTCAACGCCGCGTCCCTCGCACTACTCGCCACAAGGCCAGCATGATGACAGTGAGCGACACGCCTGACGCACAGCCGAGCAGGTAGATGGCGAGGTAGGTGGGGTCTGTCACGGTCGCACCTCCGGAATCGGCACCGGAGTCAGGCTTGCCGGAAGGTAGAGTAAATGCGTCGGGGAACCGTCAGCGTTCAGCCGCAACGCGTGCGGGACGACCCCGGACGCGCGGAGCATGTCCAGCACCTCGGCCCCACGTTGCCCCCCGAGCTTCCCCCAGCCGCAGACGACGAGGTCGGAGACGTGCGCCGCGTGCATGAGCCACTCGTCGTTTGCGGGACCGATTGCCTCCGGGTCCGGCGGTATCTTCCGAGGGTCGGTCTCGCGCCACGCACGCACGTTGACCGTCCAGCTCCACCCGTAGCCCCAGTCGGAGCAATACCGGAGCCAGCGGCGCAGTGTTGGATCGAGCTGCTCGGCCGTGGCGGTCGAGGGGTTCGCGCCGATGAGCAGAGCCCGGCGCTTGTTGGCGAGCCCGGTAGGCCACCGCAGAAGGTATCGATACCGTCTGCACGCCGAGAACTCGGCGCTCGGAGCGTCAAAGAACCGGTTCACTCCGTCGGCGTCGAAGAATTGGAGCTGACGGCGTGTCACGCCAGCACCTCGTCCGACGCGTCTCCAGAATCTCCGAGGCCAACGGCGGACAGATCTGATGGCGTCAGCGCGTCAATGCTTCGGAGCAGGTTCGCGTACTGAACGGAGTGCACGCCGCGCGGCAGGGCCACCTGCAGGCCCCGGTTCCACGCGAGGGCCGCCCTCAGCAGTGCCAGCACGGGTTCGGGGATTGTTCGCTGGTTCCAATCCTCGAGCCGTCTCCAGCTGCCTCCAGCGCAGCGACGTGGGGACGAGCACCTCGCAGACGGCACACCAAGTCCGACGGGGTCCTGGCATTCCTCGGCCGGAGCCCCGCAAAACGGACATGGCTTCGCGCGGGTCATGGAGCCAGTCACGCCAGCACCGCCATCCGGTGTTCGCGCCAGAGAGCTACGGCCCCTCGAATGTTCTCCTTGGTGACCTCCGCATCGTCCCACCCGTCGGCGTCGAACTCCGTAGACCAGATGGGTTCGGTCGACGAGACATCAGTGCCCGGAGCGTAGACCTCCAGCGAGCCGCCATCCCTCGCTCGGTAGTAGATGGGGTGGCCGTCGGCCTCCCCGGTCCCTTGCACCGGGCATGGCCCGTAGAAGTCGATCGACAGGCCGGGCTCGTTGATGCCCCCGCAAGTGGCTGCCGCGTTGTGCCCTATCTCGTCGATTGCCTCGTCTGTCAGGCCGAGCAAGGCCTTCAGCGCATCGCGGACTTCGGTCATGGAAGCACCGCCATCTGGTGGGCCGCGGAGGCGAGGGCCCAGTGCTCGAGCGATAGTCCACCGGCCGCTACCGACTGTCGCGTCCCTGCGCCGAGTCTCCCTCCCGGGCCCCAGGTCTCACCGGGTCCAATCTGGGATTTTCCCCGGTGACCCAGGGCAAACCCCGCTATCCGAGGGGTAGCGCCACGGCTATGTTGGCCGATCTGGTTGACGGGAGTTGTCGCGAGAAGCGTGTCGGTTTCGGACACACTGTAGCGTTGGCGTATCGGATTGACCCCTGCCAGCTTGGCCTCGGCCAGGAGCCCGAGCGCCTCGGGTGTCGGCTGCCCGTAGACCCGGTCAACCAGCGCCGAGGTCGTGTGGCCGAGGAGCCTGCGGACCACGTCTCTGTCGACGCCGAGCTCGACCAGCAGGGTCGAGTGCGTCCGGCGGAGGTCGTTCGGCGAGCACCGTTCGATGCCCGCGCGGAGGCACGCGGCCAACAGGGACTCGTGGACGTGCTTCCAGTGGGCGAGAGGGAGGTACCCGACGGCCCCCTCGAGCAGCGGTCGGTAGACGGAGAGGACCGGGAGCCACCGGCGGGAGCCCTGCGTCTTGGTGCCGCCGACGAACACGCGCCCGGCGGCGAGGTCAACGTCGGTCGGGAGCAACCGGAAGGCCTCGCTCAGACGGACCCCGAGGGCCACGCAGATGGCCACCAGGGCGCCCCGGTGCGGAGGAAGCTGCGCCAGGAGCCTCACGACCTCCTCCCGCGTCAGGGACCGCTTGCGGGGCACGTAGGTGGCATTGAGGTCCGGGGGGCGGATCGTCTCGAGATCTCCAGCCCAGACGCTCGACCGCTTCGCGAGCCTGAGCAGCATCTTGATGTGGCTCAGCTCCTTGCCGATCGTCTGGTCGGCGACGCCCTCGGTCCTCCGCTGCCGAACATACGCGTCGACCAAGTCGGGGCCGACTTCAGCGAGCCGGCAGTCGTTCCCCCAGAGGCGAACGAAGTGCCCGAGCTTCATCCGGTAGATGCCCATGGTGGCCTCGGAGCGCACCGGAGCCTTGACCTCGATCAGTCGTCCGATCCACTCGCCGAGGGTCGCCGCTTCCGCGGCTGCGTGGGACGGATCAACGGCCTCGAGTTCGCGGCGCCTTCGCCAGGCTCGAGCCGCTGCAAGGCTCGTGCAGTGGGTCGTCCGCGCTTTCCTCGTGACCGGATCCGTCCGGACCCACCAGAATCGCCCGCGCCTGTAGAACCCGTCGCGCTCAGCCATCGCTCCAACCTCGCTCTCGGAATCCGCCAGTTGCTCTCGCCTAGTTCGAATGCCCCCGCGTCCCGCATGATGCCCGCCGCCATCCGCCTCGTGCACTTGAGGACGCGCGCCACGTCGCCGACGTCGTAGACCTCGGGGTCCGTCATGAGCGCCGCGCCATTGGTCGGACTTCGATGCCACACCCGATCAGCGCCAGATCGATCAGTTTCCGATCGATCACGCGCAGTCTGGCGGGTCCGTCTAGTCCCCAACCATATCCAGTGATATCAGCTACCCGCTTGGCCCATCCGGCCTCGAGTTGCATGCCAGCCGACAGACCCACCTGCTCCCCGCACGCAATGACCAGTTCGCAGCGCTCGATCGCCGCTCGGTCGATCTCGAGCCCGAGCTCCCTCATCGACTCGGGCCATTCCGCGGCCAGGATGATCCACGGCGCCACCGGTTCGATCAGGTAGCGCCCCGCGAGCCACGCGACCCACCTCTGCGCCTTGAGTCGGTTGGTCTCTCGATCCGCGCCAGCCCCGAGGCGATGGGCGATGTAGCAGGGGATGAGCGACGTCACGCGCACCTCGCCCGGAGCACGTGCCTGACCATCATCGCGATCTCGTATCCGGGGGGCTGCTCACCGACCACGAGCCACGTGTGCCGGCAGCCGGGGCGGTGGGTGCACCGGTGGACCTCGAGCGGGACTTGCCCGGTATGAACCTCCACGATGCGGTAGTGCTCGTGAGAACAGGCCTGCTCGGCTTCTGGGCGGCGGCGGAAGGGGATCATGCTCACGCCTCGGCCACGGTTTCGACAGAGACGTTGACGCGAACATCTTCGTGCGGATCGGACGTCGCATTCCCAGTCGCGGCGCGAGCTTCCCTGCACCAGATCTTCTGGTGGTGGTTCGTTGGAGCGTCACTCACCCGAGCCTGATCGGCAACGCCCTCGGCGTACATGTAGTCGTCGTACATGAAAGCGAACGACAGGTTCAGGCTGAACATGACGTCCAGCATGATCCCAGTCGGAACGTACGCTGGGTACGCAAGACGCTTGTCGAAGAATCGCTCGTAGCGCGACTGCTTGCCACGGAACCGTCCAATCGCATCATCGACAGCGCTCTGCCCCTTGCCGATGATGGCGCCGATGTTCCGCTTGGCGATCGCATGTGGCAGCCGCACGGTGGGCCCATCGAGCACCGGGACCCAATGGCTGATTCTCGGAAGCTTGCTCCTGCCCTTGTGGTGCACCGCGTGGCAGAACAACCTCAGAATCAAGACCATCGTGTCCGTCATCTCGAGTTCGTCGCAGATGGGCACGTCGTCGTCTTCGATCCTGAGAGTTTCGCGCCAGAGCCCGGCAAGCAGGCCCTCGAGCCACTGGCGCCCACGCTTTGCGCTCTTGAAGTCAGGGCACGACTTGAGGAGCTCGATGTCAGCTCGGTGCAAAGTTTCCAACGCTTTGAGTTGCTCGGATACGTCGTTCATGACTTCTCGCCCCTGATGACGGTGAGTGCCATCTGTTTCCCAACGGTGGTGTTCCCGTGGACGCTCTCAACTTCACGCCACGCTCGAAGGCTGATGTCGCGGCAGAGCTGCGCCCACGCTTGGTGCTCCGTCGGTCCGATGATCGACTTGAGCGGCCTCCGGGTGAGGAGGTGATCTAGGTTTCGGTACAGCTCGAACAGCTCGCGTTCGTCGCGCTGGAGCTTCGCCGATTCTTCTGCCACCCGTTCCTCGTGTGTCGACGGCGTGAGCATCGTCTTCGGCTTCTCGGGCTTGGACGCAACGGCCTTCAGGACAGTGGGGTCAGCGATGGATCCGCCCTGACGCTTCTCCTCGGCCTTCACGGCCTTCGCCGCAGGAGTCGGTTTGACAGCCCCGCGGTTGACGGCCGTCTTCAGTTCCTCGGGGACGCCAGGCGTGGTGAAGACGGTTTCGAGCGCGCGGGCCTCGTCGACACCGACACCAAGCACGGCCGCTGCATCGTCCCGGCTCTTGGAAAGTGTGGGTCTAGCCCCACACTTTTCTGCAGGCTCACGCGCCCCCTTCGGGCGTCCCATCTTCCGCTTCGTCCCACCCGCGGAGACCGGCAGCTCCTTCAGTCGCTTGAACGCCATGGCGACCTCCGCCTTCGTTAGCTGCCGCCGATCCGTGTTCTGCCGGATCACGAACTCCACCTCGGCGCGGTAGTCCGGGAAGGGCGGGACTACACGGACGGGCACCAACTTCAGCCCAGCCTTGGCGGCGGCTGCCTTTCGAAGGTGGCCGGCCAGGATCGTGCCGTCCGCCTTGATCGCCAGAGGCTCTAGGACCCCTAGCTTTCGAATCGACGTCAGCAACACGTCGAAGGCGTCGCACTCTTCGGGGTCGCCGAAGATGAGCGAGTTTTCCGGGTGGCTCCGAAGGTCCGAGATCAACCGGGTGTCGCTCACGCTGCCTCCCTCGTCGCCACCAGCACCCACGCCTGAGTCATGCTGACCGCCCGATTTCCGACCAGGCTAGGTCCAGAGCCTCCTCAGGGTAGGTGTGGACGCTTCCGAAGCGAGCGTCCGCCACGCTCCCGATGTGCCACCCGTTCGCCTTGCAGACCGCGGTCGCCCGCTTCCCGACCTTCGTCGCCTTGACCGCGTCCAGCTTCAGCGCGCGGCGCTTCGACCATCCGAGCACGCTGTAGTAGCCGAACCCGGCGTCCTGGATGCCCTGCTGTTCCAGGGCCCGTTCGACCAGCACGAGGCGACTGTCCTGGGCCAGCTGGCGCTGCTCGATGTCCACCAGCGCTTGCGCCATGGCGAGGGCCTGCTGGGCTGCTGAGGCCGGCTGCATTGCCAGCGACGGGGCCTCGCCCTTGACAATCGCTGTGGCCCACCGGCGGAAGTCCGCTCCCCGCTCGGACCTGACCCGGTACCCGACGTGGAGAGCCATGTCCTGATTCACGTGGCGGAGCTTCACCGACCGCGTACCCGACCCGTGGGCCACTTGAGCGAAGTATTCCTTCGCGCTTGTCTCAGGCAGCTCGCTCTCAGCCAGGATGTTCTGTACGTGCTGCTCGATGGTCCTGCGGTCGACACCGAACAACTCGGCCAGCTGGGCGATTGTGACCCATGCCTGCCCGTCCTCAACCCGACACGCCAAGTCGATGCCGTGCTCTTGGTACCGTACGATGTCGCTCACGCCACCCTCCCGCATGCCAACTTGAACAGCAACTCCCCCACCTCTTCCCCAACTTCCTCCTCCGCGTCGGCTTCCAGACGCCGGAGGCAGTATTCGACCAGGCTGCGATCGACATACCAGCAGCGTTGGAGGACGGGGGCTAGTGCGTCGAGGATCTCTCTGGCGACCATGCCGTTGGCCGACTTTGCGTCCTCGAGATCACATTCGACATCTCGGAGTTCACCTCTGAGATCCAGAATCTCGGCCCCGAGATTCTGGACTTCGTCTTCGAGATCCCGGACTTCGACTTCCAGGTTTCTCACGCCGCATCGCTCCTCTCGACCCGCCGAATCGCCTTGAGCACCCACGCCGGAATCTTCGTCTTCGCGTTCTCCCAGTCGCAGAGCGAGTCCACGCTGGCACCAGCCCCGAGCCAGGCCGCCGCGACCGGCCTCGACCAGCCAAGCGAACACCTCCACGAGCGGAGCTCCTGGCTCGCCTCACGTTCGCATCGCCGACGATCCTCCGTTGTCAGCGGAGGGAGATATCGCAGGTTGCCCCTCATGACTCTCGCCTTTCCAGCTCCTGCAGCTCCTCGATTCCAGCCAGCAACACGTCGAGCTCAACGGCCCGGCGTGCACGCTCGACATCCTCGCCGGTCCGGGCCGCGCGGGCCTCGGCGAGCTCGGTCAAGAGCGCGTCGTACGTCGAGGGCAGGACGAGAATGGGGAAGGCGATGGGATTCATGACCTCACCCTCCTCGCCTCGAACCCCAATGCCCCCAGCGTCTTTCCGAGTAGGTGCTTCACTACCCAGGCCTCGAGTTTGGCGGCCACTGCCTCGGGGGTCTTCCCGCGGTGGAAGGAATCACCGAACGGGGCGCATCCACCGGTGCATGGCAGTCCACCAGTGCCATCGATCAGGAACAGCAGCTTGCCAACCCGAAGCTTCCAGTCATCCCCGTCGCGTCGCATCCGGTGGCCGAAGATGGTCGGGACGGCGAGGGGCTTCACGCGGCGTCCCCCGCGGGACTCTCCGATTCGGCGGGCTCGTCGACGGCGGGCTCGTCCCACCAGGTCCACGGGATCCCGAGTTCATCCTCGAGCGACTTCCTGTTCAGCCCATCTGGCTTCTGGTCACCCCGTCGCCAGCGCAGGACGACCGACGGGGAAGTTCCAAGCTCCGCGGCCAGGTCCTGTTGGGCCCCGCGCTTATCCAACAACCGGGCCAACCGACGCGACCCACGAGACTCTGCCATGCGGCTGAGGCTGTTACTACTTAGTTACGTTGTCAAGTAGTAATCACACATCGGGGGTTGAATGCCGCATTACCAGTAGGGAAGATTGAAGGGTGCCACGCAAAAACGACCTCCCTCTGCCCGCTCAGTTACACACGTTCCCCGAGCGGCTGCGTCTTGCTCGACGGTGGGCCGGACTCGGAGTCAACGAACTCGGAACGAAGAGCGGTTCGAGCGGGGCCGTCATTAGCCGGGCCGAATCCGGTGATCGAATCCCGGAGACAGCCGTCATCGTCCGCATAGCGGAGAAGCTCGGGGTCCGCGTTGGATGGCTCCTGTCCGGTGAAGAGCCGATGGTCCTGACGATCATCGCCGCTGAGGACAACGCCAGCGCCATCAAGGAAGCCCAGAAGCGCAACCCGGAGGGCAACGACTCCGAGCGTAGAGGACGGGGCCAGCGCCGCACGTAGGGAAGCGACGAAGCGCCTCGACCCATAGACGGATGCGAGTTGCACCCGAGCCCAGAATAGCCTCGCCTCATACACGTCCCCGACGGCCTTCCTCACCAGCAACACACACCCACCCATGATGTAAGCCCTCCCGGTCCAGTTTTGGACCAAACGGCGGCCTGCGGAGAAACTTCAGGCTGCGGTCTGTTACCACTTGACAACGTTACCTCGTGGTAATAGTCTGCAAGACATGGCACCCCGCACCCCGCAGAGCTCACCCAGCGCCATCGCCATGCCTGGGGACTCGCCGATACCGGCTGGTTGGCACCAGCGCCAGGACGCGGCGGCTCGAGAGGAGCGGAGCCACCCCAGCCAGAGGAGACCAGCCGTGTCCGTCACCACGATGACGACCGCCCGCGCAATCCCCGGCGGCGTCGAGATCACCACTGTCACTATCACCCGCGTCAGCGAGCCACCGCCCCGCCCCGTCCTCGAGACGACCGGGGAGGAAGTCACTGAGCACTGCCGCGTGATCGCGCTCCGGAGGGCGGCATGACCTTCTGGCCCATCCTCGTGATGCTCGGTATTTCGCTGGCCATGAACGCGGTCGCTGTGTACCGAGCGCTGACTAGGCAGCACAGAATTGCATCCGCAAAGGCCGCGGAACGCCGACGGTGGCTCATCCGTAGGGGATGGACACCGATGTGCTTCCACGGAATCGAGACATTGATCCCGCCGCCACCGCCGCCGAGGGTCCAATGAAGCTCACCCCCACCGACAAGCGCGAATCGAAGCGGGCGCGCCGCCAGCGCCGGGCCCGGGAGCGCGCCGAAGGCACCGCTCAGCGAGACAGCCAAGGGAGGCACATCCGATGAGCCGCCCCGCACCCGAGCCCGTACCCTGCCGCCCCGCGAAGCGGAGCGCCGTCCGCACCGACGACCTCCGCGCAGCTTCCGCGCTGGCTGTCGTGTGCGGGGCAGACGCGAATCTCGACCGCTGGACCGAGGACAACCCGGGGCCCGCGCTCAGAATTGCGGCCCTCACGATCGCGAAGTGGCAGGGCGACGACCTGACTGCCGAGCTGTCGCGACGGCTGCGCGTGGCATCAGCACACGGAGCACTGACCGCCATCGAGGCGTTCGAGCGGGGGGCAGCGTGACCTCCGCACAGGCCGTTCGCCTCCAGGTGCTGACGGTCGCCGCGCGCCTCGGCGTGCCTCTGGAAACGGTGGAGTCGTGGCCGCAGGAGAGCCACGGGATGACCACGATCGACGGCGTCCACCACCGATTGGTCGAAGACACCCGCGACACCGACCGGTGCCCGCCACCGTGGGAGGAGTCATGATCCCGCGACCCTCAACAACACACCGTCGCCCTACTGGTTTCGAGGTGCACGAGCATTGGTATATCACGGGCCAAAAGGCACGAATCAGCGGTTCCAGATTGAATCACTCGCACGCAGGAGGGAATCTCCCGCACGTTCACGAGGACGAGATCCAACGAACTGGTCCGGGAGCCTATACGATCGACAGGGACGCTTGGATGCGCGAAACTGGGTTGCGCGGTGGGGGTCGAAAGAGATTCACCAGTAAGCCCACTGGTGAGCAACTTCCGATTGTTGCTGTCAGCCCACCGCAAATCGATGTCGTAATCGTGGGGGATGGCGGCGCAGCTATTGCGGGTGCTGCACAGGGTCCTGGAACCGCGCCCATCGTCAGATTGTGCCTGGGCATGCTGGCTGAAGTAGCGAGCGTCAAACAGGTGGCGGCATGCTGATTGACGGAGGCCTCGTGGTCACGATCGCGCCGGAGCAGGAGCCGCAGGCCTGGGCAGATCCGGTGGATGGTGTCGTGCTCGATCTCGACGACGACCTGCGGGTCTTCGTGACCATGGCGCAGGCGGGAATTCTTTGGGCCGCTCTGGACGACCTGTTGGCATCCAAGATCCTGTCTACACCACCCGCGGACGACCGCGACCCGGACGACGACGACGACCCCGACGACCGCGACCCGACGGTCAACGAGCTGCTGGACCGAGGGGGGGTATGAAAAAAGACTCGAGGCCGACTTCGGTCGGCGCGCATGCGGGGGACTACAGCCCCAACGCCTGTAGTGCTGATGGCGCGGCGGCGATCCCGCGCTCGGAGAACGTCGGAAACCGAAACGCTACCCAAACTGCCCGCCGTGCAGACGTGCACACAACGACGGAGGCCGCGGTCTCTGTCGGGGTGGGTGCAAGTAGAAGATGTGACAGCCGGGAGAGACCGGCAATTCCCCGCGAGCTGGACCGAGGTGGGATGTGAACACTCAATCAAGATCGATGACAGTATCCTACTTCGTCGACGACAAAGAGGCGTTGAACGGCGTAGTTCGCCACGACAAGAATGGACCGTACTCCGTGCTCGAAATTGGCGAGGTGACGTTCTTCGGATTCTCGTCCGACCAGCTCGAAGAACTCGCGGTCCAGTGCCGACAGACAGCTTCGGCTCTGAGGCGTGCACAGCAGGAGATCCATCGGGACCGCGATGACGCCATGGTTGAGGCGCGAGGTGAGCTGTGACCGACCCAATCCTAGCCTGGCATTTCCTCCCTGCCGACCGTCGCCTCGCCAACGGCGACGGACGCCTAGTCACACCAGGATCTCGTCTGACTGTCTACGGGTCCATCGTGCTGTGTGAACACGAACTGCACGCAAGCGTCCGAGCAATCGACGCTCTAAGCGTCCGAGCAATCGACGCTCTCCAGTATGCGTCTGGACCCATCATCTGCCGGGTCGTCGTCGACGGCGTTGTATCCGGAGACGACCAGATCGCTGGAACGTCACGTCGTTGCCTGTGGCTCGTTGATGGCACTCGATTGCTGCGCGAGTTTGCGTGCTGCTGTGCACGCCAAGCGTTGGCGCTAAGCGCCTATCCTGACCCGCGTAGCTTTGCAGCAATCGACGTCGCCGAGCGGTTCGCTCGCGGCGAAGCTACGAGCGAAGAGCTGTTCGCCGCCAGTGCCGTCGCCAGTGTCGTCGCCAGTGCCGCAGCCTGGGCCGCCACCAGGGCCGACGCCTGGGCCGCCGCCGGGGCCGCCGCTTGGGACACCGCCGGGGACGCACAGAATACCGAACTCGAGCGTCGGATCAGAGCCGCGCATCGGGCGCAGTGCGGAGGTGAGCTGTGAGCCTATTTCTCTCCGAGGCCGCCCGGCAACTCGAGGCGGAGCGAGATGCGATGATGGCCGAAAATGAAGAGCTCGACGGGCGTCGACTGGATGAGGTCGAAAACCGCGCACGGGCTGAAACAGAGCGCGACGCCGCCCGAGAGGACGTTGGCGCCCTACAGGTCATCGTCCGCGGCCTGACCGAGGAGCGCGATCAGCTGCGGGAGCGGATCGCGTCCCTCGAGGCCGAGGCGGATCGTTACCATGTCGAACGCGACGACGCAGTTGGTCAGCTTCTGAAATTACGAGCAGAACGCGACGCGGCCCGCGTCGAGACAGTCCGCTCCGGCCAGCGCCTCACCCGCATCCGGACCGTGGCGAGGATGGCAGAGCAGTTCATCGGAACTCGTGTGGACTGTTCACCCGGATGCGACTGTGTAGAGTGCTGCCTGCGGGCGGCCATCTACCAGCTCGAGGAAGGGGACGTCTGATGGCTGTCGTACTCAGGGATCCGTGTGAATGGGATCCTCTCAATGACCGGCTCAACGAAGGGATCATGATGAGCGACGGAACCTGGACAGCAATGCAAGGGTGCCGTCACGAGGCCGACGTGATGGTAGGCAGAGATGGGCTGCGACTTTGCAGATCGTGCGCTCTGCTCCCACGTTTCCGTAGGTTCCGGATCCGGAAGGAGATCCGCTGATGTTCCGCCGCTACCCGACCCACCAGATGGTCAACTATTGCGACTGGGCCAGCTGGTACTTCGCCACCGGATACCCCGGCATGGCCGCACTGCTGGTGCGGTGCTCCGCACACTTGATCGAGCGCTGCTACAGGGAGGCGTGTTGATGCCGGCTATAATCGACTACTACGTCACGGTCTGCAAGGAATGCAGGACAGCGTCCTGCTGGCATGGCGAATTCATGTGCCAGAAGGCACAGCATGCCGACGTTGTCGATGTGCTAGCCAGCGTGCTGTGTGCCGAGAACAGGGAGCACCCCGAGAACTACTCACGCGAGAAGCTGCTCGATGTGTGCGGTGTGGTGAGGGACGCCTGATGCCGACCATCAAGTTGACCTACACGGAACCAGAGCACGCCGAGCTCGAGACCGAGGCCAAGCGACAGGGCAAGACCCTGTACCAATTCGTCTGGTCGACTCCGCTGTTGGTCGCGCGAGCACAGGCGGAGCTCACCAAGATGGAGTCGATCAAGCGGTCGAGCATCATTAGCACTCAGTGGCCGCGCAACAGCTCAATCGAGCCGGGTGCGGACAAGTGACGACTCAACTCACCTGGGCCCAGCGTGCACGCAACTGGTCGCTACGATGCAGCGTCACGCTCCCAGGCTGCCCGTGGGCAATGCGGCTCATCGAGCGCAAGACCGACGACGACGTCAAGCGAGACGTCTTGCTCGTTCAGGCCGGACTGATGGGCGCGATCGCGGAGCTGTGCGGAGTCTGTCCCGTCAACCGGAGCCGGGTTGATGAGCTGCTCGAGCGAACACGCGAGGCTGAGCTGCTACTGTTTCAGATCGAGCGCCGGCGCGAGAATCGGTATCCGACGAACATGACCCCGGTGTGAGTCGGGAAAAGCAGTAGGACAAGTCCAATGACCATCCACATCCGCGCCTCATCGACTCCGCAGATCATGCGCTGCGCCGGCAGCCTCTACCCGGAGCCCAGCGAGCTACTGATCGACCAGGACAGCGACGCGGCCGACATGGGCACCGCGGCGCACGCGGCGGCGGCAGTGCTCGTCCAGAGCGGCAGCATTCCGTGGGACACGCTCCCGGACGACGCCGAGCTTAGGATGCTGTGCGCTCTGGCGACCAAGCTTTGGCGCCGGGTCGAAGCGTCGTATCCGAACGCGATGACCGAGGTCTCTCTGCGCTACGAGACCGGCGGCATCGTCGTCACCGGGCACGCCGACATTCTGTCGATCGGTGGATCGATCGCGAGGCTTGCAGACTGGAAGTACGGCCGAAAAGACTCAGACTACTCCGCTCAGCTGAAGACCTACGCGGCTCTCGTCCTCTACCAGCACCCCGAACTGACGCAGGCCACGAGTACGATCCTGTGGGTCCGCGACCAGGAGATCGAGAGCTACACGATGGGCCAGCGTGAAGCCCGCGAATGGCTGGAAGAACTAGCCTCGTCGGTCATCGACTGGAACGGCGTCTACACCACCGGATCGCACTGCCAGTGGTGCCAGCGGACAGCGTCGTGCCCTGCATCTCGCGCGATGGTGCGGCGCTCAGTCGAGGCCTTCGTGCCGGGCAACGCGGCGGACCAGCTCGCGGCCATGACGCCCGACCAAGTGATCTCCCTACTCGACACAGCCAAGCTGGTCGAGCGGTACGCGAAGGCTGCGCAGCAGGTGGTCCGAGACCTCGTGGTTGCCACCGGCGACGTCGTCGGCTCGGGGCATCGGCTCACGCTCGAGGCAACGCATCCCCGGGAACTCGACCCACTGAAGGCGTTCCCTGTGCTAGAATCAATAGGGTTCGGGGACATGGAGCTCGCCCAGTGCGTGGACGTTAGCCTCAGCAAAGCCGAGGACATCGTGCGGAAGCGGGCCCAGCGAGGGCAGGGCGCTGCGTCCGTACGTGAGCTCGTTACTGCCCTCGATGATGCGGGGGCAATCACCAGGAAGACAAGCTACCGACTCGTGAGCAAACGAGTCTAGGAGGACAGCGAATGGCAACCGACAAGCTATCGACCGTAGACCAAGCGACCAAAGACATCGAGGTCGTGCTCGAGCAGTGCAACGCGGCGGCGCTGCGCGAAATGCCAGTGCTCCGTCAAGCGGTCATCTTGGCCACCGGCGTCACGCAGATCCGTCGCTGCCTGACCGACGACATCATGCGCTCTGTGTTCATGCCGCTGCAGGGGTCTGCGCTCGGGTTCGTGACCGACAAGGATCGCGACGGAGGCTATGACCTGCCGACCGTGCGTAACGTCGTCGTCGAAGCGCTGATCCACGGGTTCTATCCGGTCGGAAACGAGATCAACATCATCGCTGGTAGGATGTACGGGGCCAAGAACGGGTTCGCGCGGAAGGTGCGAGAGTTCGAGGGGTTGTCCGATCTGATCATCACACCCGGCGTCCCCGTGATGAAAGACGGCGGAGCGATCGTGCCGATGCGCGCGACGTGGATGGTCTCAGGTAAACCGTACACCATGATCCGTGATGTCACCAAGACCGCCGACGGGACCGTGCACGACAGCCGGATACCGGTCAAGGTCAACTCCGGGATGGGCGTTGACGCCGTGATCGGGAAGGCAACCCGAAAGATGCTGAAGTCGATCTACGACATGCTGAGCGGGTCAGTCCTGACCATCGAGGACGGCGAGATCGGAGAGGTAATCACGGCCGAAGGTGTCTCGGTGAACACGGAAGCGTCCCCGGCGCCTGCAGATCCCGAGCAGGACGGGCGCCGAATCAAGCTCGGTAAGAAGGCAGAGAAGAGCGGAGTGGAGACGCTATCTGAGTCCATTCCGTACGGCAACGGCAGCCCCGCGGAGACTCGTCAACCGGGTGAGGACTGACCCCAACCCCCATGCCCCTCCCCCGTGGAACCAGAGCACCTGAGCCTCCAGCCCGCCTCTCCGGCTGCGCTTGGTGCTCTGGTCTTGCGGGGGAGCGTCATGACCTGCGCGCAGAGCTATCAGCGAGAGCACCGGGCGTCCTCCCCCGCGACCGTGCCCGTTGATAGCTTTGCTCGTGGTCATGATCACAAGGAGGACAACGTGACGCAAGCAAACACCATCGAACCCCAGGACCCGCAGGGCCCGATCGTCGTCTACCAATTCACCGTCGAGGAGCTGCGACATCAGCTCGCACGATACGCCGACGCCGAGTTTGCGACGCCGGCGCAGTACCGCGACGGAACCAAGGCACTCGCGGTCTGCCGCACGCTACGCGGTGACATCGAGTCAAAGCGTAAGGAGCTGAAAGCTGGAGCCTTGGAGTATGGACGCCGTGTGGACGGCGTGGCGAAGCAGCTGACGGCCGCCGTCGAGGAGGTCGAGTCCCCGCTGAAGGCCCGCAAGGCAACGGTCGACGAAGAGAAGGATCGTGTCCGTCGCGAGAAAGAGGAGGCGGAACGGGCCGCGCGTGAGGAGGAGCTACGTGCGCAGCGAGAGGCAGAAGAGGCCAAACTCCGTGCTGAACGCGAAGCGGAGGAGGCGCGTCTGGCCGAGGAGCGCGCGGCCCTGGAGGCCGAGCGACGAAAGCTGGCGGAGGAGCAGGCTCGGCAGAGAGCAGAGCGCGCAGCCGAGGAGGCCAGGTTTGCCGCGGAGCGTGATGCGGAGGAACAGGCGTTGGCGCACGAACGCCGCAAGCTCGAGGCTGAACGCCGAGCCATCGAAGAGCAGCGGCGACAGGCCGAGCTCGACGAACTCGAGCGTCGGGCCATTGCTCGCGCCGAGCAGGAAGGCCGGGAACGTGCTTCCCGCGAAGCCATCGAGGCCGAGGAAACTCGCGTGCGTGAAGCGGAGCGCCAGGCCGCGCTCGCCCTCCGACTCGATGCGCTGAGGCCCGACAAGGAACGGGCGCTGGACTATCTGGACCGGCTGCTGTCAGTCGACGCCCCGTCCGTGAGCGATCAGGAGCTTTCCGCGGAACTCGACGTCGTCCGGATCACTCTGACCGAGAGCCGCGAGTCGATTGCTGGTATCGGTGACCCCCATGGATGACGCAACGATGCTTGACACCGACAACCCGGCCCAATACTTCGCAGCCGTGAAACGCAGCGTCGTGGCGATGATTGCTGAGCTGACGGAGCTGAAGCACAACGCGCCGAACCTACTCCGCGCCTGTGGAATCGAGGAGAGATGAAGCCACAATACGAACCGGTGTCCATGGAAAGTAAACTCGGGTACCTCATTGAGGAAGCCGGCGAGGTTCTGGCGGCAGCCGGCAAAACCATCCGGTGGGGGCTAGACAGCACGAATCCGGAGCTTCCTCCGGAAGAACAGGAGACGAATCGGGACTGGCTATTGCGAGAACTAGTCGATCTAGATGGCGCGATCAGAAGGGTTCGCGAAGCCGTGGGAGAAGGGCCGAGCGTGACACTGCCCCGCCACGAGGCCCAGCTACTGGCTACCTTCGCGTACTGGACGATGGCAGAAGTGGAGCGAGACGTCATCGCGCCACTGCTGGAAAAGCTAGGGTTTCCGATCCCTGAAGGACGTACTTGGCCGGAGGGACGATGAAACCGAGCGAACGATGCATCGAGCCCAACGTGTTCGTACGCGGAGAACTGATCAGATCTGCAACGATCAATGTCACAGCGCTCGGTGGCGTGCTGGATGAATTCGGCGCGCGTGTCGCTGCACTGGAGTCCAAGGACCAACCCATCGCGGAAAGCCACGGCTTGGACCCCGAGCGTGTTCTCTGGCTGATATCACTGGCCAACGACGTCATTCCGAAGGAATACACGATGCTTCGCGAAGACATCGAGTGCATGCTCCGGACTCTGCGGCAAGCGGACTGGCGCCGAAAGCTCGAAGAATCAGCGGCGGCGGTCAAGGGTGGACCTTCGTGGCAGCGTGCCGGAATCGACCTGAATCCTGAAAAATACGAGACGTACCCGCCAGAGCCATGCCCACACTGCCACGGGATGAAAACCGAGCCTTATAGCGATCCATCTGCCCCAGGAGACGAGAAGCCGTGTCGCGAGTGTGTGAAGCGACGTGAGTTCTGGGTGATTGTGTCCAACTCCGAGCACGGGATCAGCGAGGCCTACTACAGCCAGCGCCCAGAGTGGCCCGGCATGGCTGCGATGGGCTGGACCGAGCACCATCTGGTCGAGCTCCGGGACGGCGAGCAGATCGTCAACCCAGGAGGAAAGCCGTGAGAATCCGCCCGCTTTTCGCTTGGTACGACTGCTGGGTCGGGATGTACTGGGACCGCCGACTCCGCAGGCTCTATGTCCTGCCGCTGCCGTGCATCGGTTTTGTGGTCCAGTTCGAGGTGAAGCCGTGAGCCGAGCAGCACCGTCATACTGCGTCGACTGCGGTGCCGGATGTTGCACGCACATAGCGCGCGCCCTGGACGCCAAGGACGCTCGCATCGCGGAGCTCACCCGGGAGCGGGACGAAGCACGGATGATGGCCATCGAGGAATGTGCAGCACGATTCGGCTCTGTCCGAGCTGCGCTCACCCGGGAGCGAGACCGGGCTCTGGCGGAGCGAGATGCGGCCGTCACCCGCGAAGAACTCGGGGTCACGGCGAAGGAGCTGCTCTTGGAGCGGGACGAGGCGCGGCGGGAGCGCGACGAGGCGAGACGACAGCTCGTGTCGGCACTCATGGCAGGAGACTGGCCCGGGACGCTGGGTACAGAGCGTGCCGAGGCTGATCGCCGATGGCCCGGAAGCGGGGAGGCGTTGTTCCCTTGCGCGCAGGTTGACACAGCAGGAGACTCCGCCGATGCCCCGCCGCCCAGGTGACTCACGCGGCCGCGGGCATGACCCGACGCTAGGCGTCACTGGCACGGTAGGTGCACCAAAACCAAGCCCATGCGCCGCACCATCGACCAGCACTGGCTGACTCAGCTCTTGTCCCTCCCGGACGACTCGAGCCCGACTGAGCTCGCGTTCAGAGCCCCTTCGGTCTATCGCGAACGTTGAGCAGATCCCCGCCCAACGCCAACATGCGAGCGATTGCCTCACGTTCCGCGCGGTTGGCAGCGTCTACCCCCCAAGCGTAGCCCAGGACCACGATGGCCGGGCCAGGCGCTGGAACGGTACGGATCCACTCTCGGACCCGCGCCCCTGACCCAATCCCACGATGGCACCTGACCCTCGCCTGTAGCGGTGAGCAGGTCCGACCAACGTACCGGATCGCGAACGGAAACAGGTCGGCTAGCCCATATATGCAGAATTGCCTACTCTTCAAGTCCCGTGACATTCTCCGAAGAGACATAGCAACCACCATGCCACTCGTGACACATGGCCCGGGACCTGCTAGCCTACCTGCAGGAGCCCCCAGCATGCCCGGAGAAGCCACAGGCCCGATCGCCCGGATCCTCGGATGGCAGGAGCCACTCACCCCACGCCAGCGCAGGATCCAGCGATTTGTTCGCTCGGAGGTCACGGAGTCCTTATCCGACGAGCACACTCTACAGGCCGTCGCCGAGAGCTTCGGCACGACTTACCGCTCGGTTCGGCGATGGCTAGACCGATGGCCCGACCTTCAGAGCACTGAACGCCGACGGGCCGGGTAAGGGACCGTGACTTGGATGTCATGGCAAAACGCAGCAGAAAACCGTCAGCCACTCGGCCGCCATGACAGACATGACATAGTCGATCTCTCGCTAAAGCTCGAATTTGCCAGTTCAGTATGTCACGCTTGTCATGTGGGCCACTTGTCTACCTTCGGGAAACCGGCAGATCCGAGCATGTCATGCTTGGCACAGTCCTCGCATATACCCTAGACGTTCCCGGCAACGGGGGCCGGGCCCGAGGGCACAGCGGGCAGAGGACGACCGGGCTAGACAGGTCGAGTCGAGGCAGGCCGGACAGGACGCAGGCAGCTACCGAGGCCCGGGGAATCAGGGCCGCCCAGGGCTCGCCGCCGAAAGGTCGCGGGCCTGGGGCGTCAGCGGGGCGCCAAGGCCACTGGCCGCCGCACCCTCGAGGTGTGGGAGCATCGCGGCGCCAACACCCGCCGACCTCGCCTCGCGGACCGGCTGGGCATCTACCACGAGCACACGGCGGACTACGTCCTCGCGCCGCGGGCCTAACCTGGCACGCCGATTGCAACACTGAAAACTCAGAAGCCCACCCGGGGAGGACCCGGGCGGCAACCCGGCGAGGAGCCGGCAGGAGACACACCATGGCACACATCACGATCACCGTCACCGCCGACCCGAACTCCGACGACTGCCTCCAGGCCGCAGTTGACTCGTACGTCGCTGAGCATCCCGAGGCCGCCGGGTGGGACCTCAGCCCCCGGTGGGCAGACGACGACGACCGAGAGACCGTCGAGCTGACCGTCCCTGTGGCAGCTCAGCGCTGATCCGACCCTGAGCCTGGGGCCTCGCGGGGCCCCTCACTCAGCGCCGCATCGGCCCTGACGGGACGCGAGGAGCGAACCGAACTCGAGGAGAGACGATGCCACAACAATCATGTCCATGGTGCTCGCACTGCGGGCCCAGATACGACGAGGGGACGCCGAGGGTCGAGATCCCCGGAGCTCACTCCGACGGCACTACATGCGTGTGCCGCCATATTACCTGTCAGTCGCGCCAGGAAGCGCGCGCTGTCGGCGGGAGGTACTTCGACGCGGCGCGCTGTCGGTGGGTCTGCCTCGGAGGATGCGAGGCGTTATTGATTGTCTGACGCCCGCCGGCCAGCCCCTCACGGGGGGCTGAGCGCTGGGATTCAGCCGACCCGGGAGGACCGGGCCGCAACTCGAGGAGAGACATCATGAAATTCACAGCCGCATCCCAGGTCCAGCGCTATCTCACCGAGCACCCCGAAGCCTGCGCAGAGTACGCGCAGCGCGACACCACCGGAGAGTGGTTCGACCACCACGCCGTGTGGCTCGACGAGTCCGGTGAGCTCGTCCAGAATCACCCGACAGACAGCCACCGCGGTCCGATTGCCGCGCCGGCTGAGGCCAATTATCGGGTGGACCGCTGAATAGGAGATCGATGATGCGCCACGAAATCACACACCAACCCGACCCCGACGACGGCCACCTGATCCAGATCGTCACCCCGGAACGGCTCCGGGAAGTCCTGGATGCCGACGGCGAGACCTACGATCGGCCGGCGGACTTCGGGCCTGAGGATCAATGGGAGGTCGAGCCATGAAGTGCCAAGAGTGCGCTCCCGATGAGTGGCCCGGCGAGGCCGTGGACCATCGATGCGCAGCGACCGATGAGGACGGTACATATGGCACCATCGCTCTGAGCCATCCTCGCCACGACGGACTTTTGCATGACCGATATTGGTCCTACTCGTGGCCCGACTGTGATGTGTGCGGAGAATCCTACTGCACGCACTGTGGACTCCACGCTTGGGATCAGTGCAACTGACGACACCGTTCCGTCCCGCCCCCGCGCTCGCGAATGAGCGCGGGGGCTCGGGGAGTTGAAGGAGACCACCATGGGACAGTATTTCGTAGTCGCGAACAGTCAGTCGAGCACCGAGGTCCTGGAGGCGCTGGCGGACACGGTGGAGGCCACTGTGTGGCTCGGGAGGGTCCCTCGGACCCTGTCCCTCTCCGAGGTCCTGGCCGGGGCAGAGCGGGCGGAACAACGCATGGCGGCCTGGCCCGAGTGGAAGCGGCGGGTCGCGTGACAAATCCAGTGCATTGCTGGCACTCCGTCCGCTACGACAGCCACGATAGCCTGACCACCGCGCCTCTCGACCCCACCATTTACCGGTGCCCGGTGTGCGAATTTCTGATGGACCTTCGAACTTCCGCCGAATCGACGCTCATCGTCCCTCCCGAGCCTGCTCCACTGGCTGAAACCAAGGCCGCTCGCCAGCGCAGAATCAACCTGGAGCGTCTCAGAGAGACCGCGGCGGAGCGAAGGCGGGAGCAGAGGGCACTGGCGCGGTCCGGGAGAGTCGCATGACCGACTGGATGGACCCGCTCGCTGTCATGCTCATCCGGCCGCCCACCGACCGCCTGAGGGTTCCGACCGACGACATCGTTCTCCACTACCGGGAGCTGCTGCTGACCGAGCACGTGGATATCGACGGCGCTGCGGAGCGCAGGTGGTGGACGTGGGAGATCACAAACGCAGAAACGCCCCGCCACCCGTGAGGGCAGCGGGGCATCGTGGTACCGGCGGGCTGGTGATCAGTCGGGCTTGACGCGGGACAGTGCCGCAATGGCCGTCCCGAGGTTTCCGATGCGCTCGGACCTGCGCTGGACCGCTGAAGCGTCCAGATCGCCGAAGTTCATCGCTTGCTCGCGGGAGTTGACTTCTCGTCGAAGGTCGGTCGCCAGCAGAAACATGGCGCGCTGGACCGAATCGGACTTGACCTCTGCTTCCGGGCAGTCCGGCAGCAGATCTCTGTCGTAGGCCAGTTGAGCCACGAACTGGATCAGGCCAGCTACGGCATCCTCCTGCGTTGTCCCCGTAGATCCCTCGTCTGGCCTGGACAACAGCGACGCGATGAACCCCTGGCTACCGTCGTCGAACGTGTAGGGCTTGACCGTGTATGAAAATTGATTGGACATTTTGTTTCCTCCAGATCGGGAAACCCAGTGGGCCCCGGGTGGATGGTTGAGCGTCGAGTGTAGCACGAGAACCCGTAGTCGTCTGGCCTTTCCGGACGGCGCCGCCGAATGTGGCGACTGAACTACTGGCGTTCAGTGGTTCAGAAGCCTGAGGTTCTAGGGTCGCTATACGGGTTTCCCGTATCGCCGGGCGCTCGGACCACATCGGTCTCGCGAGGGATGGGGCGCGCCGCCATAGCGTCGGACACCATGCGCCTGATGTCCTGCTCTTGGACACGCTGCGATGCATCCAGTGCCATCCTGGAGCTTTTGGTGGCGATTTTCTCAACCATCTCATCGGAGACAGTCTGGATCGTCACCTCGCGGGTCTGGTCGCGGACCTCCTTCCGACTCTGTGATAGCTGACCCCAAACCGTCAGGATTCCCACAAGCACTGCGGCAATCGGCGCGGCAACAGCCGCAATGATGGTGCGTCGTCCAGACCTTCTGCGGGCCTTCTCGATGGTCTCGATCCTGGCAGACTGCGCGAGGATGGCCTCTCCCTGCGCCTTCGCCGACCTCTGGATCGATTGGACGCTCTCGTAGATCCTGCGGATCAGGGCCTCGTAGCCACCGTCCACAGGCGTGAGTTCGCTGGGTGCCATTGGTGGTAGCGACGGCGGCACGAGCGGAGGAAGCGGGTGCACGCGCGAGACTGCCTGCTGGGTGAGGGCTCCGAGCGGCGGAGTCGGGGCGCGTCTCGGGTGGACCGGGCTCGGCGGAGGCAGTGGCACCCCTGGCAGACCAGGGGCCCACTTGGTCATGGGCCCGGCTCCCGACCGTCCACAACAGCGAGTGCCGGCCGGCGCCCGTGGGTCGCCACGCACTGCCCTTCGATCCGGTCGAGCCGATCGGTGTACGTCCGGAGCAGGGTCAAGATCTCAGCCTGCGATTCCCCGATGCGAAGCACTGCCCGGTGCAGCTCCTCTTGCCGGCGTCCCATCCGGCAGACCTCGTCTCGGTATTCCCGGATCTCTCGCCGCATCTCGGCCACCGACTGGACCAGATCACGGATCGCGTCAGGGCCTGCCGGAATGGTATCGTCAACATGGGCGATGGGAGGAGCCCGGGGGATCTGCCCGATTGGATCGGGCACGGAACTCTCGTTGGGCGGTGGTCGGTCGGCGTTCATGCTGCGTCCTTCGGTGGGGGTTCGCTCGGGCTACCATCGTCTGCGTCCCCCAGGGTCTGATCGCGCTCCGCTCTCATGTGCTCCCAATCGTCATCATCGAGGCCTATCCATGGGATGGCAGGTGGTCGCACCGTGTCCGGGACCGGCTCTCCTGGGGCCACAATGAGCGGAAGCTGAGAGCCAGAGCAGAAATCGTGGTCGATGGCTCTCGGGTGCGCATGCTCTCCGCGGTGCAGCGCCCCGCGTTCCCACGGTCCTACCCGGTACTGGACCAGCGTCGGAGGGATCCCTCCGGGGCTCGCATAGACTCCGGGAGTGGAGCGCCAGTGCGCTACCCAGAGCGGGAGCTCGAGCATCCACTCGGGCTTGCCCAGCAGCGCCCAGTCCCGCTGCGTAATGTAGATCCCGGCCTGTCCGAACATCTCCTGCAGTGACAGCACGACGTCGTGTAGCTGCTCACACCACTCGGGGCGCGGAGGTATCGAGCCGTCGCCCTTCGGAGACTCGACGTCTACCCATGGGATCAGATCACCCTCAACGATACCGCAGGCGTCGGCCGCGTCCTCGAATGCACCCATCTGCTCAGACGTGCTCTGCCCCGGGACGTAGAAGTGAAAGAGCCCGACAACGCACGCAGTGCGCTTGCGCAATGCCTCAACGTGCTCCACCGTGCGCTTGTCGCGCTTGACGCCGAACGTGGCTCGCACGATCGCGAAGTCGATCATCTGAGGGACGAGCCACGTTGGCTGGAACGACGAGATGTCCACGCCGTGCAGTGGGTAGTCGCGGGGAGCAATCACGCCGTCACCTTCGACAGGTCTTCGGCTAGCCGCTCCAGCTCAAAACCTGGGGGACTCTGGCCATTGGCCAACATGTCCTCGGAGAGTAGCGCGTACGCCTCGTCCGGGCACGTGTACCACCAGTCCCACGTCACGCGCTGGTGACGACCCCAGGTGATGACCGATAGACCATCCCGGTCAACGTCCGTGACGAACATGGCGTGGCCGCCGGCTTCGGACTCTCCGATCGGTGGTGCGTCCCAAACAGCTGACGTCCAGATGTCGTCGTACAGAGTGGCCCCGAAGTAGAGACCACCGAACAGCCAACACGCGGCCCGTACCATGCCGACGTGCCTTGGATTGACGGCGACGTACGCTCTGACGGTGTGCCCCTCGAGCCCCGTCGCCCGGAGGTACCGGCATCCGTCGAGCATGTAGGCCCCGCGATCCGAACTTGGGTCCGCGGGGTCGTACCCTGAAATCGCACTGTACATGGAGACGACAGAGGCGTCCGTCACGGTAACTGCCTGTGCTGCACCGAGCGCATTGCCGGTCCACGACTGGATGGCATGCCCCGCCGCTGCCGCTACGCAGTCGCCGAGGGCATCATTGCGCATCATGCCGAGTTCTCGGGGGCACCACTTCGACCACGCGAACCCTCCGGGGACGACCGGAAGACGTGCGGTGACGAGGTAGTTCTCGAGCTTCAGCGTTCGAGGGTCCAGTTTCGGGGGTAGCTTGCCAAGTTTCACGGGTCAGAGCCCTCCGCAAATGACCGAGCCGCACGATCTGGCAGACTCCTGGTCTCTCGAGTTGATGACGCACGACAAGTCGAGCGACGCCCGCGGACCGAGCGCCAAAACGGCGTTGGTCTCCGTGACGCACTGGTCGACCGAAATGCCCTCTGGGCACCCGATGTCGTGCAGGCGCCAGCAGAACGAGACCACCGGGTCAGCGGGCACACCCCCGGTCCCCGGGACCCCCCCGGTGGGAGGAAGCGCCCCGCCCGTGCCTGATGTCCCGCCGGTGGCGTCAGGCTGCCCTCCAGTCGCGGGCGGCGGCTCGGGGGGGACAGGGTCGGGGCGCTCGCAGCTCGGGGCTGGAAGGAGCGCCACGAGGGCGAGGATGGCCAGGTAGCGGGTCATAGCATAGCCCTCACAGCGGCATCCTTCCCCTCGAGCAACTTCCGCAATGCGGCCGTGCGCTCCTCGGATGCTGGCGCGGTAAATACTACGTGGTCAGCGAGCTCGCAGAAGTGGCGACTCATCTCACGAAGATCGCCTTCTGGCAGGTGGTCATAGGCAAAAAATCTGATGATCGGTTCATCGTTCATGGATTGCACTCCCGCACCCACGCCGACTCGGCCTCGCTCGACAGGTACTCAGCCGTCACCGCGGTGGCGCCCATGACGCCCGCGCCGATGGCCAGACCGAGCTCGGCGCGCTCGTTGTCGACCGGCCAGGTAGCGATGCCGGAAGCGCCCGCTAGGAAAGCGGACCCCTTCGCGACGCCGCCCAGCCACCGGTGCTGATCGTCGAGCGACCGGCACCGCTCCGTCTGGGGTGGCGCGGAGGCTCGAGCTTGCGGGTTGAGACCGGCAAGACGACTTTCCTCGAACGAACCAGCGCAGCCGCTCACGAGCAGAAGCAGCGTGGCAGCCACGACAGTGCCAGCAACCTTCGATGCCGGGACCGCTTTCTTGACCAGATGGTAGACGCCCGTCGCTTCCACGCCAGCCCAGAATGCCGCGGCAAGCTCCGACGCATCGATGCCGTCAGACGCGAACCCCGCCACTACGATCGGGCCTCCGGCGAGGACGAACGGAACGATGGGCTGTGCGAGTCGCGGCCACGTCGTGATGTCGCACCATGCCGGCAGGAGAGCCCACAGTGTTGGGGCCTCGGACTTCGAGAGCACGCGGGCCGCGAACAAGAGAGCGACGGTTGCCAGCACAACGTAGTGCTGGACGCCTGGGGAGTTGAGAAATTCGAGCACTTGGTTCATCGGTCAATCTTCCTGGCGGTCACCCGCCTCGAGTTGTGAGTGCAGCACGACCCCGCCACCGATCGCGACGGTCCCGCCCACGATCATGCAGGCGCCGAGCTCGAATTGGCGGTGCTTGGTCTGGCCGTTGGCGATTCCGCACGCGACCGAAGCGGTAGCGCCTGCGACGACCATGGCTAGTGCGGCGTCACGCTGCGCGGAGGGGCCGCAAGAAGCGAGGAGAAGAGCGAGTGCAACGAGGCGGGTCATGTGTCCAGCTTATGGCCCGAGGCCATACAATACCACATCCAGCTTAGCGACAACGCGCGCAGTGTGGGCACCAGGGTTCGTCACCGTGAGTAACGCTCCGTCCTCCGATACAGTCCACACCGCCGTCGGGGCTCCAAAGCCCGTATCCGCGACCTGTGGGTCACCGTCCGCAAACGCTTCCGTGTCGGAATTGACGGGGTTGACGGAATTGATATGCGGAACGAACGCCGCTCCTTCGCCCTCCGGATTCTCTACCACGCACCTTGCAGCGAGACGTCCAACGGTCTCAAGATGTGGCGCACCGCTTACTTGCGACAAGAACACTTCAGCGCTAAGACGCGCTGCCTGGTCAATGGGTATCGGCACGGTCACTACGAACAACCCGCCGCTGCTCGCTGCGGACCCTGCCGACACTTGTCCTGGTAGCTCCGTGATGCCGGCCTTGCTGAAGATGTTTGCGGGGAGTAGTGTGGGCGAGTTCTCAATGAGAATCCTGCCGACAGTCGAATCAGCGCTGATGTAGTTCGACCTGGCCGGTGGCGTCGGCGGCAGTACAAGGTAGCGGATGTGCACGAAGTCAATGCCGGACATGAGCAACGTCGGTGCCGCCGACGAGCCAAGGTTGGCAGATCCTCCCGAAAGGGATTCTATGTTGACGGAATTGATGTACTGTAAGTTCATGCCCGCAATCTGCGGCGGCTGAACCGGAGCGTTACACATGACATTCCGCACTACAAGAGATCGCAACGGATACTCCTCCTGCCCCATCACGCTGACGGGCACGTGTGCACCCTCGTCGAACCAACTGTCTACGATCGTCACCATCACATCGCCGCCATTTAGATGATCCCCGACCACCTTGAGCCACCCACTATTCCCCGCGTACTGCACGCCGCTGCTCACCCCGTTCAGGAATCCGACATCATACGAGACGCATGAGCCATAATGTACGTGCAGACACCCCTGAATTGTCACCACTGCCCAGCTGTCCGTCTGCGACGAGCAACAGATCGTAGCACAGTCGTTCACGTGTACGTTCGTACAATAGACGCAATAGAGTACGGAGTGCTGGGACTGCACGTTAAAGATCCGCACGCGCTCAATCACAGCTAGCTGCGCGATATAGGCAAGCTCAAAGCCGTAGTTACAGCTGTTACCTGCCGAAATTCCCTGTACCGTGAAGTCGGCAAGCCGTACGCATTGCAGGTTACCCATCACCGGGGGGTCGAAGCCGTCCAACTGCAGGATAGTCGCGTCGCGTCCAGCTCCGATGAGCTCACACGTAGTTGTGAGGCCGGCAAAGTTCCAGGTCGTGTTGACGGGCGCCGAGTTCTGCACGTAGAGGCCGGGCGGGATAAAGAGCCGCGTAGCGCTCTTGGTCCCAGGGGACGCCTCTGCAAGCGCGGACATGAGAGCGTAGGCCTTGTCCCAAGCTGGAGCAATGTCCGTTGATCCCGTAGGATCGGCGCCGCAATCGGCCACGAAGTCGAGATATCCAGTCGATGCCCACAACACGACAGTTGGCGTTATGGCTGGCACTGATCGGAGGGTGGTGAGCTGTGCGCCAGGTGTCAGTGTCATATCAAACTCCTTATGCTGATATTGTGGTGTACCAATGCCGATTCCGATTCCGATTCGCACCTGTCGTCTTGCTTTCCGACTATGCTGTTAAGCCCCATCGTGCGGCCATGGTCTGGAGGGCGAGGCGGAGAACTTCATACCTATCAGCAGCCGTAACCCCCGGTACCTGTCCCGCCATAACCACAAGCGCAGACTGTATTTGATTGGGTGTAGTTTGAGAATCGTACCCCCACGTGAATGCTGTCATAGCTGCGGACCCTAGATTCGCCAATATTACGGTGGAAACGAGTGACATAACACCGGCGACAGGCAACCACAGTTCACGAGATCTGTCCGTATTGCAGATTAGAGCGAAGGGGACTGGCGTCGCTATAGATGCTGCCAATGCGCCATAGTTTCCAGTAGAAAACCCCCCCCCATCGTGCCGCGTATATGACAATTGGGCGCCGTTGATAACCAGCGGCTGGTCGTATCCTCCCGTTGCGTCATTCCTCCAACGACAGGGGGCTAGATAATCTCCACTACCGCCTGTAATACCAAAAAGTGCGAAAGCCGGGTCATCTCCGCTAGCTACTGCTAATACATCGGCGTTTAACGATGTGAGGTAAGACACTCGCCCCGTTTCACGCAAAGGCACCGGCAAACCATTGAGCGTTTCAAGCGTGTCCTGAAACAGCGGCTGTTGCGTGATGTCGGCTTTCGTCAGATGCGCGTTACGCAACGCCCCCCCACCGCCCACGCGACTAAGGTCGGCGATAGCGGAGAGGCGCTCTTGGCGGAACGTGCAGGACGCGACAGTGATACCGTCGGCCACGTTGCCAACATACACGGCGGGCGTTGCGGTCGCATCGTCACCAAGCGCGGGCTCGAGCAACTCCACTCGACAATCCCGAGCAACAACTCGACGAAAGTACACCACGGCGCTGCCCACCGCAACCGATGCTGTGACGGTCGCTCCAGATTTGTTGCCAAGCGCGCCAGTCACCAGATTGACGTTTGCCCAGTCGGCGCCAGCCCAAACGCGCACCCACGCTTGAGCGCCTGTCATGGTTCCGGCTAGAGAGACGTCGCACCACGTGCCGACGTCATTGGTGGGGTTACTTTGGTAGCAGTAGTGACGGCTGTTTGAAACCGTCGCTTTGACTGCGTTGCCCGCAACGGTGACGGCCGCATTGCTATCCCACGTATTCAGATCTGCCGGAACGCTCGCGTCGCTCGGCGTCCACGAGCCCACATACGTTTCCCACCAACCTGAGACGCCGCCAGATATGCTGTTCGGAGTGCAGACCACCGTGCACGCGAGCGTGGCCCGGGCCGTCGTGCCGCCGACTTCGCGGACGTAGAGGGAGAGCGAGCCGGCGTCGCCGCCTGCGGCCGTGACGTTTCCAGTACCGACTCCACCCGTGACCGTGATGGTTCCTCGGATGTTCGCGAAGTCTGAGTCGAAGCTGCACTCGTACGTCTGGTCCATCGGGACGTAGAGCGACACCGCCGTAGCGACCCCGACAACGAATTCCGCTCCAGGAGCTGGAGACGTGATTGTGACGTTGTAGTTGCCGGTGCTCGTGATGACGCCAACGCCAATTCCTACCATGACCCGCATGAACGGAGCCCTCCAACTGATGCTGTCGTAACGACGTGGATCGAAAGTCATATGTTTTGTTCAGCCAGCCGCTAGCGGCTGTGAGAGCACGACTCCCGTGTGCATCCAGATGGTGAGGCCAGCTGCCCTGCATCGCGCTGAGAAGGCCTGCTCATCCCGCTGTCCCATCACAGTGCTAGTCCAGAGAGCGTGGACCCTGCCGACGTCTGGCACCACGTAGTGCGCGTTCGGCGACTCCCACATGAGCTGTAGGATTGCCTTCCGCGTGACAAGCAGGAATTCAGCAGGAATGACCGAGCATCGAACGATCTGCCCCTGACTGTGCGGCTCCGGATCCTCAATGCAAGCAACTACGCGGCCGTCTGATGGGTGATACGTCCCGGACACGACGTCCTTTTCTGCCTCGAGCAGCTGCCTGACGTGTGTTGCTCTCCACCCGATCTCCGGTGAGACGAGCAGCATGTGGGAGCTGTCAGAGCTCAGAAACTGGGCCGCCAGCACATCCCGACTTTCTTCGATGTGCTGACCACGGCGGATGTTGGGCGCTACACCAAACTCCCTGAAGCAGTCGATGCCGCCGAACATGCATTCGAAGTGCACGATACCATTGATCCCTGTCGGAATCGCAAGATAGGGCTTGAACCCAAATGTCTGCTCGATGCTCATCATGCCACCCGCTTCCAGAATACCACGGCGTAGAACGGCATCACGTTCGACGCCTCGTCGGTGTTCTCTCCGCCGCCCTCGTCGGTCGAAGCTTCCGACGACGCGCCGCTCGCGACCTCGGTGCTGTTGCCAGTGCTACCAGAACCTGCGCCAGTGTCGAACGCGGTGCTGTCGCCGGTGTTGGGGGCGAGGTATGGCTGGCTGGTGTAGAGTGGACTGACGGACGGCTCGGACGTTTGGTTGGCTCCGCCGTAGCCCGTGTAGTCAGCGTCAGGGCCCGCGCTCGCCAGGTAGCCACCGTTGCCAGTCGTGTCCTGGTCGGGCCCCTGCGAGGCCAGCACGCCACCGTTGCCAGTTGTGTCCGTGCTCGGTGCGCTGGATGCAACAGTGCCACCGCCGCCCGACAAGTCCGAACTCGGGCCACTGGTCGCTCCAGTTCCTCCGGCGGTAGTGCTCGCCACGCTAGGCCCGCTTGTCGCTCCATCGCCAGCATTCCCGGTGTCGGCCGCGCTGGACGCTCCCGTGTTGCCGGTTCCGCTCAGTCCCGTGCTGGCAGCGCTTGACGCGCCCGTCGAACCCGTTCCGTCAGCTCCAGTGTTTCCGGAGGCAGTTCCTGTGTTCCCGCTCCCCTCGTCGCCAGTGGTGGCGTTCGTGGGAACAGGCTGGCTCGTGTAGGTGGCTCCTTCCAGTTTGCCGCTCGTTGCACTAGCGCCGCCGTACCCAGAGTAGTCAGCGCTTGGACCTCCGCTTGCCAAGTACCCGCCGTTGCCGGTCGTGTCTGTGTTGGGTCCATCTGACGCCACCGCGCCACCAGCGCCGGTCGTGGCCGCATCTAAGTCCGTCGCCCCAGATCCGCTGGCGCAGTCTCCCGTGTTAAGCGTATGGGAATGGCTCGCGCCAAGATGCGTGTGAGCGCTCAGTGTGTGCGCGTGGCTCGCCCCCAGGTGAGTGTGAGCCGACAGCGTGTGCGTGTGCGAAGGACCCGCATGCGTGTGATCGGATTCCCCATGTGTGTGGTACATGCTGTGCGCATGCAACGGTCCCGTGTGCGTGTGATTACCGACTGTGTGCGTGTGGCTTGGTCCCGCATGCGTATGGGTGATCGTGTGGTCGTGACTCGGGCCCGCATGCGTATGGGTAATTGTGTGCGCGTGACTCGGGCCGTTGTGCGTGTGGGTGTTCAGCCCATGCGTGTGAGACCCTCCGTCGTGGGTGTGCGCGCCCAACGAATGGGTGTGCATCGACCCCGTGTGAGTGTGCGCGCTCAGTGTGTGCGCGTGGCTTGCCCCCAGGTGAGTGTGAGCCGACAGCGTGTGGGCGTGGCTCGCGCCCAGGTGAGTGTGGGCCGACAGCGTGTGCGTGTGCGAAGGACCCGCATGCGTATGCTCCGGAGTCGCGTGCACATGCGCCATCGGATGGTTGTGCGCTCCCACCGAGTGCACGTGCGTTCCGATCGGGTGCGCGTGCGCGGTTATTCCGTGCGTGTGCGCCATCCCATGATCGTGGGCCTCGACGTAGTGCGTGTGCGTCTTCGACCCGCCGGTCTCTCCGAGCACATCCCAGTCCGGGTCGGTGATGTCCTGACCAACCAGCACGCGACCAGCCGCAACCTTTTCCCATGTGCCGTAGCCGAATAATGTTGCAGCGTCAGTGCCTACTCCGAGATGGATGATTGTTCCGATCGGTAGCTGGGAAGCCGTCGCGGCAGCGTTGCATAGGTCGCACAGAATCGTCGCCAGATTGATCGAGAACGTCTCCGTCGACGGGGCCTGAACGCGCCGCGCCTGCGCCGAGACCGTCGACATGAACTGTTGGAAAATGACGTAGCTCAGTCCAGTCCCGGTCGCCCTCCCGTCCTGTGCGAGGTCGATGCTTCCAACTTCGCAAGCCATCAGGATACCGTCAGCCCGCCAGAATGCGCCAGGAACACGACGCCTGAATTCGTGGTGGCTGGAACCGTCGGTGACGCCGCAGCCAACGCCTCGAGGAACCGGAAATACACCTGCAGAAGCTCAGGCAGCACTGCCGCGCCGTTGGTGGTGTCGGCAGCATCATGATAGGTCGTGTCGATTCGGTGTGCCTCGTACGCCCGCCAGATGTCTGCAATCATCAGGCATTGGCTGAGCGGCTCCTGTTCGTTGGCCCCGGCGACGATGAGTGCATGGGCCTGGTCCGCCCTCGCCGCCGCTCCGGGTGCGTGAATGTCGATGGTGCCGAAGCCTGCTCCGTCCTCGTCGTTGGTCATGTGCCGAGTGAGCTTCGTCCTAAGCTCGTTGGCGGACTTCGCTACTCCAGCGGGGCTGCCCGGGACCCGGAAGCTAGCCGCCACCCAGTTGAGCACGTCGGCGTCGGCGTGGAACGTGCCGCTTGCACGATGCGCTTCGTACTTGACGATCAGGTCATCAATGATGCTCGATGGTGTCCCAAGAGCAGTTGATGCGGCTACTCCGCTGAGCGCTGCCAGCGCGGCTACGACAGTCGCGCTAGCCACCGCGGTCTTCGCCTTGTCTGTAGTCGGATTGGTCAGTGTAGGAGTAGCTTCTCCGTGGACTCCGACCAGCGTCGGCCTGATTGTCGTGCCGTGGACGTAGAGTTCCAGCGTCGCCGTGTCCGGAGGCACGCCAATGTCGGCTGTTACCTTGTTCGCGACGGTGATGCTCGTCGCAGTCGTGCTGAGCAGCGTCTCCGATGGATAACTATCCGGGTCATCCTTGTATCCGCCCCCGTGTGTCGTCTCGCCGACCGTGTACTCCTCGGCGGAGAGGACGTAGACCCCACCAACGTCTGGGCGGAAGATCCACGTGTCCTCGATCTCTCCGGACCACAGCCGAATCCTGGTGTCGTCCGTCGCGTCGAGCTGTGCTTGGATCGATGACCCGGTGGGCCCTGCAGTCGCGTAAACCCGGACCATGTTGCCGGACGTTGCTGTGAACGTCACCAGGCACGGCCTTCCAGGGATCGGATAGGTGGGGGAAATTGAGAGAGTTACCGACATATCGCCCTGAACGCCTGACCAGCCTTACATTTGACCGTCAGGCGCCGTACATTTGGAACATGACTCGAATGGCAGTCCTCTTGGCGCTGGTGGCCCTGGGATGTGCCTACGGGGGTCCCCCGAGCCCTCAGGCTGTAAGCCAGCAGGGAGCCAAGGAAGTCGTCACCTCGTGGCAGACGGCGGGAGTGTGGAGGGTCACGCTTCACGGGAACGACGAATGGTTGGCTCCGGTTGCTGAGGCTTTCTCTCAGTGGCAGATGGCGACCAATGGTCAGTTCGGTTCGGATGGCTATCGGATGGCCACGTCCTGTGATGACGGACCCTGCATCGAGGTCGTCGACTTGCTCGATGACTGCATCAGGGCAGACGCCGTCGGGTGTGCCGACGCTGTCACCCTGCACATCCGGCTCCTGGACGGCGAGATCTTCTACGCCAAAGCGCTTCACATCGCGCTCCACGAGCTGGGGCACACAGTCGGGCTCGAACACTCCGAATCCGGCGTCATGCGCCCCACGTTCTCCATTCCGACCGTGTGCCTCAGCGACGCTGATGTGCTGTCCATTGGGGGACAGCCAACGTGCTAGCCGCACTCGATTGCGGTGAAGTCAGCTGTCACCTTGAAGCAATGGACTTCCAATCCAGCAAGCGCGTTGGTCCCTGACTCTCCCTTGAATGAGATGACGTATCCGTTGTCCGTGTAGAGCGCGGTCGCGAGACCCGTGAGTTGGAAGTTCCATGCGGCTTCGTAGGTTGCTACATCAACCCACGGGCACGTCGTCGACGCTATGCTTGTAATGAGCCCAGTGGTCGGCGCCAACCTTCCGAACTGCATTGCTGGTAGTGTTGTCGGCTGGCCAGCGTGGTTAGCCCCCGTGCCATAGCCCTTCCCGTAGACCGTGACGGTCTGTATGACTGCCCTGCGGCTGATGTTTTCTAGGTTGATCTGGAAGTGGTCGCCCGCCCCTGGACCAGCACCCTGTTCCCAGTACAGGGCAGCGCCGTAGCTGCTTGTGACATCGAAGTTGTATTTCCCATCTGCAGCACCACCGTACGACGGCACCAAAAAGAATGACCGCGTGTATGTCGCGGCTCCGAGATTGATGATGTCTCCCAGCAGAATGGTGCATCCGGATGCACCACTCAGTACGGCTCCGTTTTCAATCGTGACGGTTCGACCCGTTTTCACGTTCCCGTAGAATCCGCCTGTCCCCTGCAGTCCAATCGCCGCAGAAGGCGTGAAGACCCCTCCGGCGTACCCGTCCACCGCCCGAGAATGGTCCAGGTCCAGCGCGTTGATCTGCGCGGGGGTCAGCTGATTGCCTGTGCTCCAGCCGCTTGGATTTGCTCGTGAGAATGTCATAGCGCGTCGATCCCGAGTCTCGAAATTCCAATCAGGAACCCTGCGCTGGTGTCGACGTCCCACGCGAAGGTGGCGTGCGCCGGCAGGGCGAGATCCATGAGACGGAAGTATTTGACCTCCATCAGCTGAAGAAACTGCGTAGTGTCTAGACTAGGCGGCCACGATACCTCCGCCCAAACGTGACACCTTCCGCTCGACCACTGGTAGCCACAGAGGCCATACGTCGGATCGCCTGGGTCTCCGTTGGGCCAGAACGTGTTCTCTGGTGGAGAATCGAGGGCTCCGGTGTTGTTGCGGTGAACGGCCACTAGGTTGTCCCCGAAGAGCTCAGCGAGCGCTGCGTTGATGTTGGCAGGGGTGCACCCCGTGAGCAGCTTCATCCGCACCGAGCAGTCCCGGCGCACCTCCCAGTCGGGGGTTGATGAGCCCGTCTGAACCCGGAAGCACTGGGCCCATGTGGGCAGCAGGTCCGTAGCGGTCGCCGGCACGCAATTGTTGGTGAAGCGCTCGATCGCCCGTTGGATTCCTGACCCGTAGAGCCTAGCTAGCGCGAGCTTCTGGCAGTGTACGAGCCCGGTTCGGTTCTTGGTGAACGCGCTGCCCAGCATGTCCTCGAATTCGAGGTACCAGCTCCAAGCGTAGGGCGTGGACTCGTCCTCGGTCTGTGACTTGTCCAGGTCGCCGCCATAGTCCTCGATCTGGTAGTCGTCGCCGACGGTCCCGTAGACCCGCAGCGTCATCTTGATGTTGGTGGCCGCTCCCGCGATGCTGGTACTCGTCACCGTGATGACGTTGTTTCCAGAGAACTCCGACATCACTACATAGGGCGTCGCCCCGTCTACCGTCGCGCGGGCTCCTGTGATCGAGACGCGCCGGGCTACCCCGTGCGGATCCTCGAAGGATGCCGGGAACGTGATGGTACTGATCCCCGTCCCGCCATCGGCCACCGTCGGAGCGTCCGCCGTGTCGCAGCTGTTCCATCCATGGTAGGCGTGGATAGTCGGTGATGCCCCCTGGGTGAACGTGATGTTGGCGATCGGCACCGTGCGTCGGGCCGCGATCAGATCAGCCACGAGCCGCAGGTACTGGGCAGCCGACACCCCGATCTCGGAGGCGTTCCCGGTGAGCCGGAGCGGGATGGGAGCCAGGGCGCCGAACACGTCAGGACACCTCGACCGTGAACTCTGCGTCGGCCACTGCCGCCCCAGCGTCGTCGAATGCCGCGAGCGTCACGACGCTCCCCGCCACCACCTTGGTCACGTACGCCACGCTGGTGTCGGCTCCGTCGGCTGACACATGGGCGATCGATAGCGCCTGAGATACGCCGTAGGCGTCCGTGTAGCTTGCGCTGAACGTTAGGGTGATGGATCCATTGCCTACCCGAGCACCAGCCGGGAACCCGGTCGGAGCCGCATTTCCCGCGTAGCTTGTCGACCGTACCCCGCTCATCATGCGACACCATTGGATGGTAGGGGCCGCCGGACTCGAGTCGTTGCAGATGACGTAGAGCTTCGCGAAGTCCGCCACCCGCACGACGCCGGTCAGGTCCTCGACGAGCCGCGAGAACTGCTCAGCGGTCACATCCGTCCGAGGGTTCACCGCTCCCTGACTCTGGTAGTTGGTCTTGTTGACGTCGCCGCCGTAGTCAGCGAACGAAACCGTGCGGGCCCATGCGGGACTGCCTGCCGGGGTGACTGCCATGGCTAAATCTCGTAGATCCCGAAGCGTCGCGGGACGAAGATGTTGGGGGCCGTGTTGATGCTCGCCGGAACGGTCGGTGACGTTGCGCTCCGGTATGAGTACTGGCTATCCGTGATCTCGACGTTCTTCCCCTGGAAGGCGAGCAGCTCACTAGAGGTCAATCCGGATCGTGGGCCATCGGAGATGAACGGGCGCCGGTTGTCACGTGGTGCAATGCCGGAGGCACTGATGTTCTCTCCGGCCCCGAGCGTCTCCATGATGTCGGTCCAGGCTTTCGCGTAGCCCTCGGAGTTCTCCATCCCAGGGCTGACGTAGTCCCCGATCGCGGGCTCGTTTCCCGCTGCGTCAACGAGCGGAGCCTCGAGCGTCAGCACCCATGCAGTGGTCGCACCGCTGTGGGCCGTGACCAGCTGTCGCACGAACGAACATGTCGCCGGAGACCACCATTCGATGTGTGTCTGCCCGTCGAGCGGGGCTGTGCTCGTCGTTGCGTTGACAGTGATGCTCGGGGTAGAACTCGAAACGGCCGTGATTGCCACCCGCGTGTCCCCGCCGTCGAGCGGCGGCCATGAAGCGACGTCGATCCAGCCGTTGCCGTTGCCTCCCGCGAGCTTCGATGCCGGGATCGTGACCTGGATCGCGACGTCGAGGCTTTCGTCTGCTGCCGCCTGCACCACGTACTGCGCCGCGTCGTTCGAGTAGGACTGGATGGCCGTGCGGACGATGGTGACGGCCGCGCTGCTCATCGACCGGCTGAAGCTGTTCAGGTCGCGGTAGAACCCGCGGACCGGTACAATCTTCGTGCTGCCTGGCCCACCGAGCGCGGGGTAAACGAAACACATCTGGACGCTGGCCAGGGCATCGAGCGCCAGCTTGACCAGCCCTCCCCAGTTGCCCGAGGTGTCGGCCGCGTTGGCCATGCGGTTCAGGATCCGTTCCAGCTTCCGCGCTGGTGTCTCCGCGTCCTCACCTCCGACCAGGGGCCGCTCGTAGCTGACGATCGCCTCGGGGTCGATGTTCGTTGGCGCGCTCGCAAACCGGACCTTCGTCCCGCCAATTGCGTTGACGTCCTCGCCCTTGTCGAGCGAGACGACCGGGATCTCGGCCCCGTCTGCAACTCCCAGCGAGTCCCCGTCTGCCTCGATTCGCCGCCCGTTGGGGAGGACCATAACGGTCCCGTCGGTGACGTCCCCGGTTCCGGTCACGGTCAGGCGAAGAGCCCCCGTCGAAACACTCGGATCGACCTCTGGGAGCCCCAGTGCGATCCGCCAGCGTTCTAGGTCGTCTCCGCTCGAATGGAGCGGGGTGATGCTGGCGGACGCAGCAGCAATCTGCGAGTACTGGACCATTGCCGCGTTCGCGACGGCCGTCATCCAAATGTGCGTGTCGGTACCGGGCGTGATCGCCAACGTGGTCCCGAGCTGGTACATGGACAGCCTGATGTCGGTCAGCAGGTCGTTGAGGACCACGGCGGCCGAGTCGGGGACCCAAAGCTTGCCGATCTCTGGCTCGGTCATACGTTCACCTTGTCGTTTTCTTTCGTCGCCGTGTCGGTGTAATCGACAGTAATCGTGCTTCGCCCGATGGGCGTACCGTGTTCGACGATGATCTCATTCAAGACGAGCGACCCGTCAGCTATCAGCGCAGCAAGAGCCGTGCGAACCTCGTTCTTCACCTCTGACTCGTACGATCGCCCGATCGTGCCAGGCAGCTTGACGCCGAGCTTCGGCAGAACCGTCGAGGACCCGCGAAGAGTCCCAAGCGCCAACCACACACGCTGGCGCGTCGTCGGCATGCGAGCGATTTCACCGTCATCTCCCACGACGTAGTCCCCGGTCAGATAGTCGAGAAACCTGGCGTCCTCCGGGGCGTCCGGGGCGTCATTGACGTCGACC